CTAATAAATCAAAACCATGTTTTGGTAGATTTTGGCGAGATATTTGAGTGTGTTATTAAGAACGATTTCAAATAATATTAGCGGGGAATGCCGTAATACATTCTCCGCTAATGTAAGATGAGAGATAACTCGCCTTGATTTAATACTATTTGCCTGATAATTAAGATGTATTCCTTTATTTTCGGCATAAAAACCAATCAGCCAAAGTACAACTGAACTCAGTGTAGCAAGTAGACTCAATACTGATAAACGACCAGCACCGTGGCTATAACTTGCTCTAAGACCAAATCCAAAACGTTCACTCTTTTCATCCCTAAAATTTTGCTCTATTTGCATTCTTCGGCTGTAAATTTTCATAGCCTGACGAGGTTTAAAATCATCCATACTAGTAAAAATAAGCCAAGGTTCCATTGCTGCCGAACGTCCATCTTTGACCTGAGATTTTCGTACCATTCGATATCGTGATTTTTTGAATTTTCTCCCTTTATTCGGTCTTTTATGAAGATAAAAATAACCATCGCAACGTGCATATTCTGCTTTTGATAATGTGCCAAACCCTAAAAACTGTGGGGTTGTAGTTGCTTTTAAAGCTTGCCGTTTAAACCAAAGCTCACCCTATTTTTCAAGTCTTAGTTGAGTATTTCCTCGAATGCGTCCGACGAAATCCCAACCGAGCGTTTTTATCTGTTTGAACCCTGCATTTTGAAAACCTGCATCCGTAACAATAATTACTCTAGCTTTAGGGTTAACAGCACTCGCTAGCATGTCAAGAAATGCATTTTGGATGGTTACATTTTGTTGTTCACATGAGGGAACTATTTGACTTAACAAAGGAATTGAGCGTCCATCACAAATTAAACTCGCACGGAGTACATGATGTTCTTGTGAGGGATATCCACTCCAATCAACAGCTATGACACACAATGAGAGTGACTCAGTCAGCATAGCAATAATATTACGAAAGATATCAGGAATATCCCTATGAAGAGCTTCATTACCGAGTAGCCGATCAATACGTTTAATTTTATGTTTGACGTGAGCGTTTCCTGGTAAAAAGCGCCCAATGCTGGTTAACGTAAGAGAAGCACCATTAATCAAAGCGATAGTGGCATCGATTAATGCATTCTGACGATATTTATGAAATGGTGATAAAGCATCTTTAAAGAAGTTATGACATATTTCACGTACAGGCATAGCAGTGACCTTATTGACTTGGTGGAACAATCAGTAGATCACCCAACGCTATGCCTGTCTATTTTCTGGGGATTCCTCAGCCCTAACGGGGGTTTTTTTTATGGAGTAAATTCATGAATACGTTACGCACAATACGGTTGTCCGGCGTGCTGATACCCCAATTCGGGCGGCAGTATAAGCTGGCAGTCTCATCCCCCATAGAGGCTATCAGGGCGCTGTCTGTCCTTATTGACGGCTTTGAAAAGTTCCTGTTAACCGCGAAAGAGCGCGGGCTGACTTTTGCCGTATTCATCGGAAAACGCAATATCAACCGTGACGAACTGGAATTATCCGGTGAAGGCGACATTCGGATTGTACCGGTGATCATTGGTAGCAAAAAAGCAGGCATCTTCCAGACTATTCTCGGCGCGGTGATGGTAGTGGCCGGGGCGTTTTTGTGGGCAACCCCGTATGGCGTTCCATTGGTGATGTCCGGTGCTTCTATGATGCTGGGGGGCGTGGTGCAGATGCTGTCACCGATGCCGGGTGGGCTGGCACGACGGGAAGATCCCGACAATAAACCCAGCTATGCGTTTGGGGGGCCAGTCAACTCCATCGCGCAGGGGAATCCGGTTCCGATTGGATACGGCAAGCGTCGTATCGGGGGTGCCATTATCTCGGCGGGTATCTATGCCGAAGATCAGCAATAAACGTCAACAGTCTTAACAGGTCGCTACGGCGGCCTTTTTTTATGGGTGAAATATGTCTAATCAATTAATTCGGGGCAACAAGGGCGGCGGTGAAAGCCCCCGGCGTTCATTCGTGGGGAGTCTTCTTCGGATACGAACTGGATCATTGATGCGGCCGGTGAGGAATTTCTTTCCAACAAAGCCGGCCAGCGTTTGCAGTCTCAGATGGACTTTAACTCCGAAGCCATCATGGAGATCGCCGCGGTGGAAGGAGCAATTGTTCAGCGACAGTTGAAAGTGAATGGTGAGCTTAAGGCCGAGATACTGCACGTTCAGACCACGCAGGTTACGGACAGGCAAGCCTTTGCCGAGGACATGAAGAAGGTACAGGCCGAAGTCGGGGAGAATGCGGCGGCGGTGCAGACGAAGGCGACGGCGGTCTTTGATATCGACGGGAACGGTTATGCCATTAACTATGTCGGAGCGGGAGTGAAGTACAACAACCAGTTCTATAAAGCCGGGATGGTTATCGGGGCTGAGGTGAAGAACGGACAGGTCACTACCTCCATTGGCTTTAATGCCAATAACTTCGGCTGGTTTAATCAGGACAGCGGCAAAATGGAGCCGTTTATGATGGCGAAAAATGGACAGTTATTTACCAGAGAAGAATTTATAGAAGATGGCAGTATTACCAATGCCAAAATTGGCAATTACATCCAATCCAGAAATTATATTACTGGCCGGGCGGGATGGAAAATTGATAAAGGGGGTGGGGCAGAATTCAACCATGTTACTGTTCGTGGGGAGATACATGCAACCAGCGGGACGTTTTCAGGGACAATCAATGGCGCTGATGGCCGTTTTTCCGGCGCGGTATATGCGACCAAAATTGTAGGTGACGTGGTGTCTGTCACATTGGGGAATGTATCATTAGGCAACCGTGAGAGCATTTTCTTTCATAAAAGGCTAACGGAATCTATGCCGTTTGATCGGGTTTTTATTTATGGACCGATAATGACTCAACGTTACGTCGGATCTTTGGGTGGTTCGGGGGAAGCCTCAGTTTCTATATATGTTAATAATGCGCATGTGGCTGGACAGTATTTTAGCATGGAGTCTTTTGATCGCGGCCCGCAGTGTATTTCCGGCACGTTGTTTACACCCCCTATAACCATCCCCGCCAATACAACACCGACCATTAAAGTTGTTCTCACAACCCACGGCGCGGGCACTACATACTCTACTCCCGGTATTGGTATGCTGTTTAAGGTCAGTAGTCAGTGGTCTGACATGTAGCACACCTTAACTAAATACACAGCCGGATAGTTTACATAGACACCGCCATTTACGACGAAGAGAAAACAAACATGATCTACTCAGACGGCACAACGAATCTCGTGTCAGGCTCGGCTATTGTCCGGGGAACGGGCACCCAATGGAAAAGTAATATTAACGGCATTGCAGCCGGCCAGATTATCTCCATTCAATCCGGCAATACGGTGATTCAGAATGTTATCCAGTCGGTGAATTCAGACACGGAACTGGTACTGGCCTTTGCGCCCTCAGTCAGTCTTAACAATGCGAAATATGTTATTTCAACCACCGTTCCCGATACCGTTTCCGATGGTGTCCGGCATATGTGTGCCATTAACGCCGCTATCATCCTGTTCCTGCAAAACATGGCCCGATGGATGAGTGAAAACGGCAAGGTTGAAGTGGAGATGCCGAACGGCCAGAAAGTCACGCTGGACTCCATCCGGGCATTGCAGGCAGCTATAAACGGGAAACAAGACAGGGGTGATTATGCTACTAATTCGGCGCTTAACACTGTCAACGACAACGCCAACATCCGCCTGGAGAAAAACCAGAACGGAGCAGACATTCCGAACAAGCCGGAGTTTGTGAACAATCTGGGTTTATCCGAATTAGTTTACCGAACCATCGGCAACGGGCCTAATCAAATCCCCGACATGTCGTTTTTCTCCGCTGGGGGCGGACACATGAAATTCCCCAACGGTAAAATGATTCAGTACGGCTATGCGCAATCAGATCCGAGTGAACCTAAAATAATAAATTTTCCAACGCCATTCCCAAAACAGTGCTACGGCGTTACTAGCTCTGGAACCGATCCTGACGCTGCTAACATAAGCGGCTGTGGCGTTATTGATAGATTCGGATTTTATTTATCGGCCTGGCATGTTGGCTCAAAAACTACCAACAGAACTGCAACACATATCAGCTGGATTGCTGTAGGAATATAGGATACTGATTATGAATTATTACTATTATAGCCCCTCGCAAAATGCATTCTATCCGTATGCCATGAAACGGGATTATGTCAATGCCGGTTCATGGCCCGATGCTGGAATCGATGTAGCGGAGGCTGTTTTTGAAAAATACACGGCAACGCCGCCAATGGGTAAAATGCGCGTCGCCGGCGCTGATGGTTTGCCCGCGTGGGGAGATATTCCGCCAGCACCGCCCCCAACACCCGAGGAGCGACAGCAACAGGCAGAATCCCAAAAATGGAGTCTGATACAGCCGATCCGAGGGAAAATTGAACCTTTGCAGGATGCGGTCTATCTGGATATTGCAACCGAAGAAGAAAAAATCGCGTTGACTGAATGGCATCGCTACCGACTGGCACTTTATCGGGTGGATTGCACTACCGCACCCGATGTCAAATGGCCGGAGCAGCCGAAGTGAACACAGGGGCTTGATGCCCCTTACTTCATTCAATAAATAGCCAATAGGGGAGATTAGCGGGTAGTTGGGTGGATTGGGTGAATTGTGGGCGGGTGTTGGGGGGCTTGGTGTGAGGCTGGGGATGGTAGAAGAATGAAGCCAGTCTTAACCCGCGGAAAGTTGCGGGTTAAGGATTATTCGTCCGACCATTCCATCGCTGGGATTAGAATATTTTCTAGGTATAGCGCGGTCTTCCTTACCTGTGGAATCAATTAATCTGCTTTCACTATGTAGTTAAATGCTACGTTGCGGGGACGTGTTTCTGTTCCCGTTGAAGCAGCAACCGCATTATCCATATAACCGACACCACCAGATCCCATTCCTATAGCAATGCCTAGTCCGCGAGGATCAATTCCGTAGTTAATGTCTTGGTGGACACTATTGAAAATGCGGTTCCCTGTACCCAAACCCTCGACTCCACCGTTTGAGCTGGACCACATGCGGCCAATCCTGTGACTATGTGGAGCAATATCGGCCACTTGATTAGAAAGTAGAGATCGACCAACGTCCGCTCCTCGCCCATTATCCCAACCGCGAATAAATTCCCCTCTCAAATCAGGTAGGTTTCCAGAGGGATAGGCAAGAGCCAGTTTCGGATATGTTGCTTTATCAAATGAGTCACCGTTACATATCAACCAGCCTTCTGGTGGGGTTTCTGCTGGCCAAGGAACGGGGACTCCGACAGGTAAAGTTGAATTGCTCACTAAACCGAGGTTTTTAATGAATGCTTTCTTGTCAGGAATGTCCGCGCCGTTCTGATCTTTAGCTAAGCGATTATTAGCATTTATATTTGCATTATTAGCATTTTGATTTGCTAAGTTTGCTAAGTCATGCGCTGTTTTCACCGCTTTTGGTGTTGCTGCACTAGTTTCGTTATTACTGTCAGCATCATTACTCAGGGTCACAAATCCTTTATCTTGCAATGTTGCATTGGGGTGATTGCGGCTTTGGGCATGTTCTTCAATAGATTCTTTTACATAATTACGACTGGGTACCACGAAAAGATCACAGTCACAAGGGCATGGTGTATCAGGATTATTATTTTGAATACTCATATTTACTCCCTCATTTAATCAACAATACTCATTGCTAAATAACATGAAGGCGGTGGTTACTGCTCCGCCAGTGAACATCAATAAAATAGGTTCATCAATACTGGAGAGAACTTCTGATTAGGATGGCACGGAATGGCTGTTTGGAAATTAATAAAATCCATATCCCACTGATAAAACTTAGAGTTTAAAGGGGACAATTCCCCTCTTTAACCTAACCTATTGATTTCATTAATCTCTGGCACAGTGACAGAATTACGCAAAATCAAAAGGTTATCTAAAGGTGAGATTTCCCGTCTTTAACCCTTGCATGGTGCCGGCACGCTTCCGTTTCAAACGGAGATGTGAAATTAACTACAAGGATTCCTTGAGCTTAAGGAATCATCAATCTCAGAGGCTCAACTACGAAAATTTCGTAGTTTATATTTTCGCCAATAAGGAGTCCTCGTCTCAATCGGACAAATTTTTGGCTGATCGCGCCAATTGGGATTTGAAAGCCCATTTAAGTGGGAATGCCCATTTAAGTGATAACTCATTGATATTTAATCAGACGACAGATTTGGCGTCTGCTTGCCCAGCCCCTTGCGCACAATTAACACATTGAAATACAATGCATTTATTCCTTTTGTCCAGCACATAAAGTAACCATTGGGATTTCCCAACAGTTGAAATAAAGACGAATTTACGGAAGAGATGTCTCGGGTGGTCAAAGTGACCCCCTCGGAAAAATCAATGAGTTAAGCAACTAGGGTGGAAATCACCACGGTTGCCGCAAGGTGTGATATTACACCTTGGGTATGGTGATTTCCACCATACCTTTTGCTTTTGTAGGTATTGAGATTTCCTCAACACCTTTTGCTCATGTGAGATTTTCACAACTGAAAAGTTTTTTGCAGTTGATGTTTTTGTACATGAGGGATCTTTCCGTATGCAACTGAAATGGCTGGCGACGAATTTCGTCGGTAGTGCAAAGTCGTAGCGATCATAGTGCTTGATGCGAACCCATCAAAGTTGTGGCAAGCGTAAACATGTTTAATGCTACAGAAGTGGTCACTGAATTGGGGGTTTTGTATGCTTTTTTCGTTTGTACATAAACGTGTACATTATTGTTTTTATGGCGGCAAGACTGTATTTAATTAATTGTTTTTATTATGAATTTATATAATAGGGCTAGTTATATCACAAATGGCGGCTTCTATAGGTAAATGAAATGACATCTTATATCTCTCCTTGATGGTGCTAACGATTAAAGATTTATAATTGTAGCAAGCTCTATGTCTTAAATCTCGTTATGAACAAATAACAAAGAAAGGCATCGTTTTCTAGGAAAAATGAGAGTTATACATTACAAATGAGGTTAAAGTTAGTCTCTTATCAGCTATCATTGAGTAAAAATAAAATGATTTATGCTAATGAGGAATGTTAATGACGTATCAACAAGCTGGATATATTGCTATTGCGAAACGGATCTTGGGCTGGGTTATTTTTGTACCCGCTTTTTTGTCAACTTTTGTCTCAGTGATCAATCTGGCATGGCAACATGGTGTGAAAGGAAGTGGAATTTATGCAGTATTGAATGATTTTTTAAGAATGATGACAGAGATGATCAAATTCAATACATCATTTTTGGATTTTTTCTGGAAGCATTCACCAATACCTGATCGTATGGTGATGATTACAGGTACAAATGTTAGTTTCCTTGTGATCTATTTTCTTATGTTCGTTGGGTTGGCAATGAGTGCATCAGGCTTAAGAATGTATCGCCAATTTAAATTCATCAAGGAACATATCGAAGATCAAATGATCCTTGAAAATGCTAAGGAAAGCGGAATAACCAAGGAGCAGTTGGAAGCTAAGATTAAATTTCCTCCTCATTCGTTATTCAGTCAAATTTTTATCCTTTATATATCACCAATAATTATCGGTGCGATTGCTTATTTTTTCTCAAAACTATTGGGTTGGTAATGTAAAAAATAAAAATAACAGCTGCGGAAGCATTTATCTTCTCTTCGCAGCTTATTAAGATATTCAGTAGTTTAATCGGCATTGGTAGTGTTTTTACCTCCGTTCTATCCAATAAGCATTTATTTCCTAATATAATAAATTTTTCTTTTTTATCTTATCTATTAGGTAAAAATTAATTAAGCATGGTTAATGTATTTAGTGTGTCGTGAATTTTGTTTTATCGTCATTGTTAATTTGCTTAATATAAAGATAATTAACTCCGATTTTTGGCAATGGTGTTAGATCAGAGTTAATAATAATGATGGTTATTTTTATTGATTAAGTAGATAGCGGTAATCTCTATTCAGATAATATATTATCGATCATATTTTGCACTATGATGAAGTTTTCCCCTCCAAAAAGGTTACAGCGATTCAGTAAGTAGTAAAGTTGATAAAGAGGTTGTCGCTCAATAAAACCTTGTGGCAATGGCCAAATACTTTGGTAACCATCAAAAATTTGTAGGGGTAGCTCTGGATAAAGGGGCAGCATGGCAAGGTCACATTCACGATCTCCCCAATAGCAGGCGGGATCAAATGCTGCGGCAGAGTTGCTATTTAATGATGCACAATTTGTTGGCCATAAATCGCCATGCAGGAGAGAAGGCTGAGGTTGGTGAGATTGTAGCTTGTCACTGATTATTTGGACAATAAGCTCGATGTTGCCAAACACCATTCCCCTATCTGCCGCGAGTTGTAATTGCCAGCCAATCCGTTTTTCTGCGTAAAATTGATTCCAGCGCTTTTGCCATCCATTAGGCTGTATGGTGGTCGCGAGCATGTTATCAAAATCAAAACCAAATTTAGGTTGTTCACTCCATTGGTGCAGTTTCGCGAGTTGTTGACCAAAGTAGTATGCACTATAGGCATTAAATGGCTTTATAGGTAAATACTCCAGCAAAAGAAAACTGTGGTCGCGATCGTACCCAACGCCGTAAACTTGAGGGACATGGATAGTTTTGCTGTGGGCCAGCAATTCCAGTTGTTCTGCTTCTGTTTTAAAAACAGGCAACATTTCTTTCAAGTTGGATTTGATAAAAATATGCTGTTCGCCGTACTCAACGCACCAAGAACGGTGAATATCCCCTCCCGCTAATTCTGTTTTATTGTGAATGTCAGCGCCACCAAAATGCTCACTTAATAGACGGTTCACTGCTTGCCACATGATTCACCTCATTAAGTTGACAATTGCTATGCTCATATTACAGACAGATGCAACAATTGAACAGGTTAAAAAGTGATTTAAATAGCACTCAATAGAGAACCATATCCAAAATTAGATATGGCTCTCTACTTTATTAATTTGATTCACCTGAAATTTATGATGATGGAGATGGGATATCTTTGGTACGCTTCTTGCTCATTTTCTTTCTAGCTAATTTTATTTGGTCATAAATAAGTGCTGTTATGAAGAAAATAGCTTGAATAATGACGATACAAGGCCCTGTTTCACCATCGATGTGAAAGCTGATTATTGTACCGAGCACACTGGATGACACAGAAGCAATCATTGCAACAATAAGCATGCGATCAAAACTCCGGCAGAGCATAAATGCAATAATGCCGGGAGATATCAGCATGGCAATAACCAGAATAATGCCAACGGCTTGCAGCGATGCGACAATAGTTAAGGCCAGCAGGGACAATAAGCCATAATGGATAAGTTTCACGGGTAGACCGACAACGCGTGCCTGATTGGGATCGAAACAGTAGAGCATAAAATCTTTGCGTTTCAGCAACACAATTGCCAGTGTTACGCTAGCAATACATAGTGTCTGGATCAATTCATGCTGGGTAATGCCAAGTATGCTACCAAATAGAATATGCGTCAGATGCTGATCGGTATCTATGCGAGTAAACAGGACTAAACCCAATGCAAACATGCCGGAGAATACAATACCCATGACTGTATCCTCTTTGATTCGACTGTGTTCTTTCAGATATCCGGTAGCGAATGCGCAAAATATCCCTGAAAGAAAAGCACCTATTGCGAGTGGTATTCCAGCGACAAATGCTAATACGATACCAGGTAAGACCGCATGGGAAATGGCATCCCCCATCAGTGACCAACCCTTTAATACTAGATAGCAGGAAAGTACCGCGCAGACTGCCCCCACCATGATAGAAGCGAAAATAGCTCTCTGCATAAAATCATGCATGAAGGGTTCAGTAATGAATTCAATCAATGTACTCATGAGCGTCTTCCTTGAGTTAATGCTAAAGATTCTTTTTTCGCTCGTCTGCGGGACGCTAACATGCCATGTTTGGGGGCAAAGAAGAAAGCCAGTAGGAAAATCACAGTTTGTAGCGTGACAATCACTCCCCCTGTTGCGCCATTGAGGAAGTAACTCAAGTAAGCACCTACAGCACTCGTTAATGATCCGATGGTGACAGCAATGATAAGCAGGTGCTTAAACCGATCTGTCAATAAATAGGCTGTGGCACCAGGAGTAACTACCATTGCGATGACCAGAATGGCACCGACTGTTTGCAATGCGGCAACAGTACAGGCACTGAGTAAGGTGAAGAAAATGATTTTTAACCGCAGAGGTGATAAACCGATAGAACGTGCATGGGTTTCATCGAAGAAAACAACTAAAAGATCTTTCCAGATCAACATCAAGATAATAAAGGAGACAGCAATAATGATTTCGACTTGCAAAACATCTTCATCAGAAATGCCTAAAATATTGCCGAGAATAATGGTTTGTACATTAACGGAAGTGGGGTTTAAGGAAACGATTAATAACCCGACAGCGAAAAAAGTAGAGAATATAAAACCGATCACCGCATCTTCACGTAACCGCGTAATATGACGAACCAGAGTCATTGATAATGCCGCGAGCATACCAGTAAAAAAGGCTCCACCTGCATAAGGCAAACCGAGAGCATATGCGCCTGCTACGCCCGGTACAACAGAATGGGAAAGGGCGTCTCCCATCAGCGACCAACCTTTCAGCATCAGATAGGCAGATAAAAAAGCACAGACTGCACCTACGATAGCACTTACCCACATGGCTTTCACCATATAGTTGTAATTGAATGGTTGTATCAGCAACTCCATCATGGCTGGTTTTCCTTCTGCTTTTGGCTTTGTCGTGGTGGGACATGACGGTCATAGCCATAGAAGACAGCAGCCCGCTCATCATCGGTAATGACAGTCAGTGAGCGCGGGTCATCATCATCATGAAGCTCTGAGCCAGAAAGGTTGATATGGCGTAAGACACCACCGAATGTTATCTCCAGATTTTTTTGGGTGAAAGTGGTTTCAGTTGGGCCACTAGCCAGAACAGTGCGATTGATCAAGATAACATGGTCACAAAATTCAGGTACACTGCCGAGGTTATGCGTTGATACCAAAACTAGATGCCCTTCATCACGTAAGTCACGGAGTAAATCGACAATGGCATTTTCTGTTTTAACGTCTACACCAGTAAAAGGCTCATCTAACAGTAGCACTTTTCCTTCCTGTGCTAGTGCACGTGCTAAAAATGTCCGTTTTTTCTGCCCACCGGAAAGCTCACCGATTTGTCGATTTCGTAGTTCATTCAACCCGACGCGTTCAAGCGCTTTATCCACGATTTGATGGTCACGTTTACTGGGTCTGCGCAAAAATCCCATTTTTCCATAGCGGCCCATCATCACAACATCGGAAACTAAAACTGGAAAATTCCAGTCTACATCCTCAGTCTGTGGAACATATGCAATGATATTTTGTTTTAACGCAGTCTTGATGGTTTGTGCATTGAGGGTGACTTTTCCGTGGGAGGGAGTAACTAATCCCATGATTGTTTTGAATAATGTGGATTTTCCGCTGCCATTCATACCTACCAGCGCACAAATTGTGCCGCCGGTAATATCGAAACTGGCGTCATATATGGCGGTGTGCCCATTGTTGTAAGTGACGGTAGCATCATCAACAATTAAATGGGGATGCTCAAATAATGATTGATGGTTTAACGATGAATGACTCATTGATTAAATCCTTTCGCGATGGTGTCCACAGTGGTGTTCAGCAGGTCAATATAAGTAGGCACTGGACCTTTTGGGGTAGAAAGAGAATCGACATAGAGGATTCCACCGTAGTGAGCCCCGGTTTCTTTGCTGACTTGTTTTGCTGGTTTATCCGAAACGGTACTTTCACTGAAGACTACAGGGATTTTCTGTGTCCTTATGGTATCAATAACACGGCGAACCTGTTGCGGAGAACCTTGTTCTTCAGCATTGATTGGCCACAAGTACACTTCCTTGAAACCATAATCTTGTGTGAGATAGCTGAAAGCCCCTTCACAGGTTACCAGCCAGCGTTGATTTTCTGGAATACGGGAAAGGCGTTCCCTGAGTGGTGCATCCAGTTTAGCCATTTTTTCTGCGTAAATTTTCGCATTGCGATTATAAACCTCTGCATTCGCAGGATCATATTTAACGAAAGACTTGCGGATATTTTCAATATAAATCAGGGCGTTTTTGGGAGACATCCAAGCATGAGGATTGGGATTTTTATTGTAAGGTCCTTCACGAATCGGCAGCGGGGTTATACCCTCAGTAGTGACAGCCGTAGGGATGTCTTTCATGTTTTCAAAGAAACGTTCAAACCAGCGTTCAAGATTCAAGCCATTCCAGAGGATAAGATCTGCACGCTGTGCTTTAATGATGTCTTTTGGCGTAGGCTGGTAATCATGAATCTCTGCGCCTGGTTTTGTGATGGATTCAACGATGGCTGCATCACCTGCGATATTTTGGGCCATATCCTGAATAATGGTAAAGGTAGTTACAACCCTGAATTTTTTATCTGCATAGGCTTGCTGGCTGAATAGGGTGAGCGTGAATAATGCGATAATCATATTGAATATCGGGAAAGCAGAAATTGAACGCCTTTTGTTCATTTTGGCAAACCTTACTTGTTATACATGTAATTATTGATAATGATTATCAATATCATTTATTTAAAGTCAAGGCGATATTGCACAAAATTAATGATAGTTTGATAGACATTCCTTAACTTTCTTGTTGCTGAGATATTGGTAAAGAAGGTGATGTGAACAAAAAATTAGCCTATTGTCTAGGATTACATAATATAAATGGCTCAATTTATTTTGATAAGTTGTATAAAAGTATTTTGGGCTTATTAGTAAAGTTATATATGATTTATAAAGTTAATTTTGGTTTGGGGAAGACAGCGTGAAATTAAGACTCGGCTATATTGTGCTGGCAATGCTATTGACAGGATGTGCAGACCAAGAAATTCATCAGTCAGGAGTTAGTAAGCAACTAACAGCAAAACGCTTGCTCGGTAACAATAACGTTGTTTCTAGTTCCCGTAAATTTATGGCTAGATCTGAATCAACACCATTTGATCGTTTTATTGAGCAGGCTGCAAGACGTTATGGTGTTGATGAAACGCTTATTAAAGCGATTATTCGGGTGGAATCTGGTTTTCGTCCAGAAGTCGTCAGTAAATCCAATGCTGTTGGTCTAATGCAAATCAAGGCATCTACAGCAGGGCGAGATGCTTATCGAATAAAAGGAAAATCGGGGCAGCCAACTATGCGTGAGTTGAAAGATCCAGAAACCAACATTGATCTTGGAACCGCCTACATTAGCATCCTGAAAAAGCAGCATCTGGAAGGTATCACTAATCCTGAAACGATGTACTATGCGATGATAGTCGCTTATGTTAATGGTGCAGGAGCACTATTGAGTACATTTGATTCAAACAGGACTTTGGCAATCAATAAAATTAATCGAATGACGCCAAATGAGTTTTATCAATATGTTCAGAATAATCATCCCGCACCACAGGCTCCTCGTTATTTATGGAAAGTAAAAAATGCCTACCGCGATTTGGATATCATTGATAATTGATATTGGTTAATCAATAGATTACACGGTAACTTTTTATTGTATGTTTTCACTCAATCATTTGCGCAGGGAAATTCCCAAGATTTAGTTAATGAAAAAGATCACTATATAGAACGTGGAATGTATGGTAAGAAAAGTTTAAAAAATCATCCAATATCAATGCAGATATCATCAGACTTATAAGAGAAAACGTTGTGTATTAGATATCAGGTTGAATCCAGATGGCGTATATTTCAACAGCATTTTACTTAATTTTCTACCGTAATAATTATTAGATATTTTAGGTAGTTCAAGATGGCTGAATATCACGTTAAACTATTTTAACACTTACTCAGTGTGATAGTATGGTGAATGAGTTAGGGCAAATGTACTGGGTACTTTAAAAAACTATGTACTTAATCGAGTACACATCTTGCGGAGTGAAGCAAGAGTTTGTTCTTAACGTATTGAATTCTTAAATTAAAATATTTCATACAAGTGATCTTTCGTGTAAGCCATTACAGTAGTTTCATCTCGTTTCAACCTGTTCCAGTTAACCCATGTAACCGCATATAACTATTGAATTTTTTGACCTTGTATGTTTCACTCCGTTTCATCCTGTTCGGGTTCGTGCCACAAAAATTGTGTACATAACTGTGTACATAATTTAAGGATGTACACATGCTGACTGATACAAAACTGAGAAAGCTACATAACGTCAAAAGAGAGAGTCTTGTCGAAATACCTGATGGACAAGGTCTGTCTATCCGAGTCACCCCAAAAGGAATGATTGTTTTTCAATATCGTTATCGATTTAACGGAAAACCAAGAAGGTTAACGCTTGGAGAATATGGAGTTATTTCATTAAAGGATGCTAGAACCCAATCTCAAGAAGCAAGAAAATTGCTGAGTGAGGGGAAAGATCCAATTATTGAAAAGGAAATGCGGTTAGAAGAGTATGGCACAAAACTAACTGTTTCAGATTGCGTCAATGAATGGGTGAATAGCCCAAATGCTCAAAAATTGGTTAAGTTGAAGTTTTGGCAGAGGGCAATCAAACGGCACGTTACTGATCATGTCGGTAAAATGATTGTTGACGACATGACAGTGTCGCACTGGCATCCTGTCTTCAAAATAATGCGAGATAATGATGCTTCAACTTTGGCCACAATGATGCTGTCTCGAATGAGGCAAGTTTTTTCTTATTGCATTCGTATCGGAAAGTTAAACAACAACCCCTTATCAGAACTCAAATCTGAGGATGTTGGTAAGCGTGTAAAAGCAGGGAAAAGATATTTTAGCGATAAAGAGATAGAATTGTTTTGGAAAGCAGTTGATAAAACCAATATGACCAAGCAAAGTAAATTGTTCATTAAGCTTGTATTGCTGACAGGATGCCGCGGTGTTGAGCTGAGGTTAGCAAAGAAAAAAGAATTTGATTTAGAGCATAAAATTTGGTCGGTTCCTGATCAAAGTTCTAAAACAAGAGACGGTTTTAATAGAGGTCTCTCTAACTTAGCGATAAAAATTCTGAAAGAGTCATTTTTTCTATACCCTGATCTTGAACAGGTGTTTCCTCCCGCATCCATAAGAGAAGACAGGCCAATGGCGGCTAGTGTTCTCCTAAATATGGTTAGCCAAGTTCGTGAGGTGATGGAAATTGATGATTGGGGCATGCATGATTTAAGGCGCACAGTAAAAACCAAAATGAGTGAGCTGGGCGTCCTGCCTCATGTGTCCGAAAAAGTCCTTGGACATAAACTCGGTGGTGTGCTTGCTGTTTATGATCAGCATGAATACATCAAGGAGCAAATAGAGGCTCTTGAGCTATGGGCTAATCACATATTGTCTTGTGTTAAGTAACCTTTAGATTCAAAAAATCTCATTACTTCATCGTATTTATACAGTGCGCCGCCTTGTATTGGGTGGTAATCACTATCCGGTTCGGGGAATGGGGTTCCTTGACTCTTCCATTCTTCTCGCTTGCGGTAGAAAGTGGTTCTAGATATACCACCTAACATATTTTGAATTCCTTCTCTATTAATTAAGATCCTGTTAACGGGCTTATCCATTCTTAATCTCCTTCCGAATAATCCGCACATAATATCCCAGCACTGATTTAGCGCTGAACCTCATGTGGTTGAGTGGTTTGAATTTGGGCGTATATTTATCGAGGATTTCAGTGACTTTCTTGTCGTCATATTGGGGTAGGTTATTAAGTTCTTTCAGGCACTCCCTTGCCACCTGTCGTCTTCCGTTCTCGAATTCGTTAGTCATGGGTTAATGCGGCAGGAAATATTCCCTTTAAGTGATTCTTTGATTACACCAGTTCGACTGGCATTAATCGAAAATCGAACATTGGCATTTTTCTCTCTGATTTTGGTTCTCAAAAAATCCATTACCACTTCACATGCAATTCCAACATCTTTTTCATCTGGAATCTCAATTGTTATTTTCATGCACTTTTCCTCAATTGTTGCTATAGCATTCATTAGCCTTCATTCCATGCTTGAGAGCGAGTTTTCATTCCGTTCTTTTTTGCGGTGCGCTGTATTTTCTTTAGCTCAGTCTGAGCCTGTTCTAACGTAATTTCCCCGCGCTTAACGCTGCTCATTAGCGCCATGCGAACCTCCAGAGAATCAGCAATAACACCTTCGCTTTCGCATTTTTTAACGTGTGTTTTTTTATCCAGCGCAGCATCAAATTTTGTTCTTCTCATATTTAACCCCATTAATAAATTCAATATTGTTAGTAGGAGACTGATCACCCCATGTATCCCAGCCAGCCATTGGGTATCGGGCGAATAACTCAATGCGTGGTACGTCTCCATATAATCGCTCTAGCCTATGGTGAACCTCCCTTGGTTTTTGCGAATGCTCACCCAGGCACGAATAAACAACCTGTTTCACACTGGCGGATTGCCGTTCCAGTCCGTTGCCTCTGATAGCGATCAGTACATCCTCTGTGTTACTACGGGTGTAGTTGCCGCCGTTCATCCGTGTTTCGGTGTTGAGCAGGTCGATAAAATCCCAGCTATCGAGAACCCTTCCTTCCTGAATGGCTTTGTCTATGCGATCCATTGCCAGTTTGTTCAGCTTCACCCATGTAAACAGCTTCATTGTCTTAACCGTGAATCCCCACGCCTCAGCCAGCTTGGTTGCTTCCAATGTAAAATTCCCCGTATACCACATGGCGAGGACGGAATTTTTAGCGGCTATTTGTTCGATGGGTAATCGGGTGAGGGAGTAAAAATCGGTGGTAGTGTAGTGATTGTTGGCTGCTCCGTTGCTGGCTGAGTTATTATATTGCCATGGAGGATCAGCTAATATCAGGCTGTATTTCATCTTCTAAACTCTCAATAGCATCCCAAACATCAGAGCCTCTGATATCCTCAAATGCCTGAATAGCCATTTCAAAAACTGCTTGTTCTTGTGGATGAGGAGATTTCCAATATTCAAAACCTTCTCGATGTTGATACCCCATAATATTATAAAATTTACCCGCCAATTTAATTGCAGCATCGACTAATTCACGGTCGGTCATCGTTTATTTCCCACCCTAATATTGTCTTGGCTTCATTTAATGATTCCATGAATGATTCCAATTCTCTACTCCATCTGGAATCGGGAATATCTACATATCCTTTGTATGTTTCTTTATATTGCCTGACCACTGAATCATATTCGGCAACTAATTCATGCAATAGATGTCTGGGTATTTGTAGAATTTCGTCGCCATTATTCGTATTTGTCATTTCTCCGCCTATCCCGCTCATAATCCTCCCCGCACTCCCGACTACAGAATGCACCGTATTTTGCTGGCTCAGTCTCACACCATCGGCACATCCCGTTGATGCTGGTTAATGGTGGTTGCCGGTTCTGGAGCGCATGGGATACCGTCAACTCAACGGTATCGTTAGCTGTGTCGATAATATCCATGATGGTTCTCCTTTAATAAACAGTGATATATTGACCACAGTCATTGCAGCAATATTCGTTAATATAACGCCCATCCTCCCCCCAATCATTAGAACCGCATCTACAGCGCAGAATGCGGATATGTTTCTCAGGAATGGTTATTGGAGCAAATTTCTCAACTGAGATCTCATTATCAAAATGATAGCCATTGATTTTTATTTTATTTGTATTCCCGTTTCTTGTTACATAACAGAAATATATATCGCTAGTGGTTTTCATTGCAGTTGATTGGCATACATCTGAATTAGTCATAACATCATTGTTCATTTTTGCTATCCTCTAATTCATCACGGGAGCATGATTCAAAAGTAACTCTGGCTATTTCAATGCAAAAAGGGCAATCCACCCGTCCGGTTTTTAATTTTCCATCCGGAATGTATTCATGCGAAATGCCACACAAGGTGACGTAATCGCTGTTTTTAGAATTAGGCAGGTGATTATATTTAATGCCGAATGCACCCCCATAAATTATTTTAGCCATTATTATCACCTGATTTAATTTTCTTAACTGGATAATTGCATCCAATCATTTGATGAAGTACCCACGGAGCAAAACGGCCTAAACCTATTCTGCTCCATTCTGATAAATTCCAGACCTGCAACCACATCCATTGCCACAAATTAAAACGACGTTTATTTGTCATTATTAACCCTCCTAAACTCAATTACCCAAACCCACGGGTTGGCATTCCAGCTCTCTTCGCTGTAGATTGACTGCCATAGACATTTAAATGCTTCCTTTGCTGAGAAACAGGGCTGATTATCTCCGGGAGCATAAAACCCATCTCGCCAGTTGGATTTATTTCCGAATCTACCTGTCTTTATTCCTTCAGCAAGGGCATCCTCTTCTTTGATATCCTGTAACCGTTCAACCCGAATATCTGTTACTTCCAGTGTGATACGTGATGCCCAGCGGGGCATGTGGATTGATGGTCGCCAGGTTCCTTCATATTGCATGTCGCGATCAGGAATTGACCATAGCCCGTAATTACTAGGATTCTGCCAGCATGAGGCCTTGTAAATTCTCGCTGCCTGTTGCTCGTCACCTTTGATTAAGTTTTCATCCCAGTCGATAGGACAACCATCTTCGTTGCCGAGAACAGCAAACGTCTCACGAACCCACAGTCGATCACCTATTTGACCGCGAGGGCATTTTGCAATGAACTGTTTATGCGTGTAGTCCTGCCACGTCCCATGTTTATCACGCATAGAAAATACATAATCGCCATACCATTTATCACCTAGTGCGCGATGTCTGATTACTTCAGATCCTTGGCATTGCATATTTTTAGCGGGTGACTGAATAACTCGCCGTGTCTGCGTCTTCCTGCCATCTAAAATGGCGCGAACCATGTCGGCATTAAAAATAATCGGCGTTTCTTTCATTTAAACTCCCTGCATATATTCGCTGCCTTCTCACACACTTCGGCACTGAACCAACCGAAATGACATTTCCTGAAACTAATCCCCAGCCTCCATGCCAGCCATCGGTAGGCATCCGTGCGTTCAAAATTCCCTCTCTTTCGCATATCCTCAAATTCCTGTTTGCCATTCCGCCTCGCCATCCGTGTCGGTTCATCAGCCAGATATCCCAATGGAATATTGGTTTCTGGATGCATCCCTACACGCGCATCACATGACCAGCAGACATAGAACCACGGCCATTTGTCGTCATGCCGGGTCTTCCCAAACACCTCCGTGTGATGGGCTATCTTTACGTGACTGCGGCAATGTCGGCATTGAGTGGGAACGGGGAGCGGGTCATTGACCCTCTGTGCTGCTTTAGGATTGGGGTTCCATGGGGTGAACTGCATGTTGTGTCCTCCCGAATTTTGGTTGTAATACTCCTCCCGCCACTGAGGTAGCGTTAGTTAATGGGTGGGGTTAGATGTTTCTATTTGGATTGCCGAATGGCGTTAGAACGGAATACCCTGATCATCCCAATCTGCGGGTGGTGTATCCTGTTGGGCGTAATATTGCGATGGTGAGTTAGAATTAACTGATTTTCGGTCATCCTTGTCTTTCAGATTTGCTATGACTTTATCTACTGTAGTTGCTGGCTTCCCTTCAACTTTCTCAGCAATAGTCTGACGCGTGTCGGCATAGAACGGGATGCGGATATCCATTCCGTAGGTATCAGATCCATTCGTCTTTGTTCTCAGTATCTTTTGCAGCACCAGACCAACACGTTTACCCGTGAATTCTGGTGCAATCAGGTTATTAACAGAAACCATATGGCTAGTTATCTGACGAAGACCGCAACATCCCATGATGGCCTGTATCATGCTGTGACCGAATGCATTGACTGAACCATCTTTTTTCTTGCAACAAATACTGAGATAACTGACTTTGCGACCGTCATCCGTCTCACCAGAGAACTCAATGAACTCAGCGCCAGATTGGGCGGTGGTCAGTTTTGCTTCGTTAATGGTGATAACATATGCGCCGCTTTCATTTATAAAACCGCCTTGTCCGGCACTCATGGCTGATTCTTGGTCGTAGGTAAAAAGAACATTGTTCATATAGTTGTTTCCTCTGTGTGGGTTTCTAGGTCGTAATACTCACAAATAGCGTCATCTACGGTTTTCAGGTCGTTTTCAATTTCGAATGAGTCAAACAGTCCCATTGGGGATTTGACGGTATCGAACCCGTTGTTTTGGGTAGTGAACAGATAGCGTCCATCCTTGACCAGTGTTTTCAGTACGATAGTGAACATCCCTTCCACTGTGATTTTCTCATCCAGCATCTTACCGATGGTCTTCATCTTCACTTTTCCCTGCTGGGATTCTTCCGTGTGAGAGAGGAAGTAGATCCGTAAGTTGTCTGGCGTTTGTCTGATGGCGTTATCAATCACGTTCCATGCGTGAGAGCCTATTTCTGTGAATTTGTCGAAGGACTTTTCTTCCGAACGGCGCATAAATTCATTAGCCATCAGGTATTGAAAGTCATCAACGATAATAGTTGTCTTACCATGCTTGGGAGCTGCCTTAATTACGGCTATGACTTGCTGCCAATTATCCGTGGAGCAAATAGCGCCAGCGGGGTTTTCTTTATTAAAGGGCTTCCATGCTGCGGAGCGAAACGGTAACGGCTTCCTGACCGTCTGGATTAGCAAGGTCTCTTCTGGGTTGATATTGCGTAGACTGGCACTCTTCCCTGTACCAGATTCACCGAGTATGAGTGTTGCGGTTCCCATATTAGTCTCCTGTCCAGATACCACCATGACGGCGGGTCGGTGAATGACCCTTATAATGGTCATATTCTATGTGATGAGTTGCGTAATAATCCCGCCACGCCTGACGTTCCTGTTCAGTGCGTTGCTGTGCCATGTGCTGGGGTAGCGGGGGATGATTTAATGCGGCTTCGTGGTTGGCTTGTCCCGCCCGCTCTTCACGAACTCGTTCCGACAATTTTTTACTTGCGGGGTGTGGGGTGTTATTTATCATTGTTGCGAAGACCAATTCCTTGAGGTATCGCTGCTGCTCTATCGGGTCTTTCGGCACGAAACAGCCATATGAGCGCCAGTGATTGCTGGTCATGTGAAATCTCCTGCGAAATCCTGAGCACTGACGGACAATCCCTCCATACCCAACACCTCCCGCTTGTATGCCAGTTCCTCGTGCTCGGCTATTTGTTCATCCGTGTATTTCCGTTTATGTTGCTCATTCTGGGCGCTATAGGGGCTGTAGTCGTATCTCATACGACCTCCCGTTCATCCTGATAATGGTCATTGAGAATCGAAATAATATCCTCGCGCTCTAAACCAATGGAATTGCGCATGATTTCCTTGCCTTCGCCCTCTACTTGCCATTTGGTATAATCATCAACGATTATTATGGTTCCGCCTCGTCCGTCAGGCTCAGTTTTGAATCGGCCATCATTGATATAAAATTTTGCTGCCATAGTTACCTCCCATAACTGCGTTTGAGTATTTCCATAGCCGACCGCCAAACGACGCTGGAACGCAAAACGTCTCCAGAGCGCAGGCGAACAGCTTCCAATGCCAGTTCTTGCGCCTGACATAGAAGACGTTTGTTTATTTGCATGATTTATCTGGTGATGAGTAGAGTGAATATGACGGCTAGAATTGAGAGAGAATAATAATAGAAACTATCGGGAATCATTTTTCCGTCAGACTGATGAGTGCTTTGGCGTGCATTACAGCTGATTCGCGGTCGAGATGGATTAGGCAGCGATTTAACCTATCGACATCATCCAGATCCCCCAACCAAAAGGTTTCGTCATAATAACTTTCACCACCCAAATCCAGAAAATAATAGTCCTGTCCTTCTTCCAACGGCTCCCTCACGGGTTCCGGCACATCGACCGAGCCTATCCGAATGGTTCTGGGTTTTAGGCGGTATTCTTTATCAGGATCAAAATAGAATTCGCCAGCCAGAGAACACCATCTGTCAGCATCGTCATGCAACACCTCGAAATATTCCCACGGCCTATCCGTCAAATGAGACAATCTGGCGTACTCAGTAATTAAATCTGCGTGAATGTGTTTAGACATTGTTATTCTCCCTTATCCGCTCAACTTCTACACTGTCATATAATTCACATAATTGCTCTGTTTTTATATATTCTCTGACTTCTTTCATGCTGTTGAGTATCTCTTCTTCGCAGATATTATATTTACCATCATCTTCTTTGATATAGCACTTAACTAAATATCTATCCATTGTTATTCCCCCGTGCTTTCAGCATTCCATCGGCCATTTTGTAAGCTTCTTTTGCCAATGAAATTGACCATCCTTCATCAATAATAGGTAATAAACGAGTATTAATAACTAATGCAGCCAATGCCTGAGCCGCGAAATAATCCCTCAGTGTTATCTCATCCGGTTTATTCTGTTGTGGAATTACTTCGCCAGCTAACCCTAATGACTCAACCAAATTTTTAACGTTATTTAATCCTCCTGCGGTAACAGTTCCTTTGTATTGGATTTTGTTTTTTGTTGGATAATAAATAACCTTTCCTTGTTTGGTTTGTACCGTTATAGTTCCACAGCTATCAATGGTGTGATTAATGCCTAGTGCATTGAGCTGCCTAGATGATTCAGAAACGAGTTTCTGTTTTTTATCACTCAGCATCATCATTCTCCTGTCGGTGGTTCGGGGAGTGGTTGCCAGTGAGTTATTTGATAGTCATCGTCAAACAACCATTCATCAGAGCCTATATATGTAACACGCGCCCAAACTAAACCCTCTGCGTCATCGTCATACACCCTGACATAGCAATCCCAAAAAAAATGACTGTCATAAAACCAGCCACCAAAAACTGGTGTATCTAAATCAGGCAACCTGTCAGAACATTTAATCCACTGTATATTTTTTATGGTCTCCTCATAATGATTTAGAATCAATTCTTCCATTTCTTTATCAGATTCATCACTCATTTTCATTTTCCTATATTCAGGTAATAAAAAGCCTCGCATTGGCGAGGCTATTGAGATAGTAACTTTTCGATAACAGCATCGATGGATTTTATATTCTCTTCGTGAGCCATTTTTCGTTTCAGATGTTCTTGCGTTGAATTACCGAAACCTTTTATTTCGGTCTCTAGAATGGATTTTTTAATCATTTCCAATTCATTTTGTGTAAATTTAATTCCCATAGATTGCAGATTACGAACAGATGATAAATTCAGGGAATTAATTCTATTTAATGCAATATTTTTAACGTATTCCCTCGCTGGCTGAATATCATTGAAAAATACGACATCATCATAGCCACCACTGCCATCACCCCATCGATTAATTTTATAGGCTAAATTCCCGTTTGAATTACCCAGCACACTCAATAATCGCAAACCTTTATATTTTCTATTACCGTAATCATGTTCAATAATAGTCATATATTCTATAGCGGGTTCTATTTTTGGCATACTGTAACTATTAACCTGTACAGCATATTTAACATTACCCGTAATGACATCTAGAAAATGAGAGAAATCATGTTCATTAATATTTTCAGATAACATCGTCACGCTTTTTAAAATGTCACGATAAGCGGAAAGTTTGTTTTTGATATCCTTTATTTGACTGTCAATCCGATTACGCTCTTGCTTCGCCTTTTCAATCCCAACCTCATGGACTTCTAGCTGTTTAGCTTGATAACTTTTCACTGGCTCATCGTGCAGGTTTTTGGTGGTAAAATTCTCGCCGCTTGGTATTTCAACGCCTGATTCAGTAACAAATATTTCCTGAACTATGCTTTCCTGAGCATTTAACTTTCCAAGGACTGCGACTTTGCGGCCATCTGATAAAAATTTAGTTTCCATATCTACCTCGTGTTAATGATTAACTCACCACAGCCCACTCGGAATGGGCTGGAGTTAATTATATTAAGAATGAATCTTACTTACATAATCATTTAAATGATGAACACAATTATAACTATCCCACACTCTATTAGTGTGTTTGTCATAGAAAGCAGTAGCAATAAATTTATTACCTTTGAAAATATCGTACTTAGTATCTCCGACTTCAATCACATCAAAACCATAGTTTTTACAAGTAGAAATAAATTTACTTTGTTTGACTAAAACAGCAGACCAATCACGAAATTTTTTACGCTGCAACCAAGCCTTTTTATTGAAAAAATTACGGTCTTGAGAACGAGGAGAAAATAGGTTAGCCAAATGACGGTAATGAACATAATCTTTTCTACATTCAGCCGCTAATAATTCAGAAGTGCTTGTTAATGTAGTCATATTTATACCCTCAGAATTAATATTATTTACTTGGAATTAGCTGGAGTTAGTTGCCTGATTTGATAACCCACTCAGGCGGCGTGGGCTTCCTGCTTTCCACAGTCAAGGAAAACTGATAACTTGGTTATTCCACAGTCAAAATAAGGAATACTATTAATGAAGAACTATTTGGCTAGAGTAGAAATTTATGATGCCGATGAGGCCGACTACGAAACGTTACACAAGAAAATGAAAGCTCTTGGTTTTAGCAGAGAAATCGAATTTAAAGGGGTACGCTATGATATGCCTGACGCTACATATGTGACAAGCAAGCCGGGAATAAAATGCTCGAAGTTAGGCGAAATGATTAGTAACGTGGCAGACCCACTATCAAGCAAGACAGCATCAATATTTGTTTGCCAGTACGATGACTGGTCAGCATACCTCCATTTTTCAAAATAATCCGATAGATTGAGCACTCTTCTCTTCACTTTCCAAGGCCACAAACGCTTTCCTTACTTTGTGGCCTAGATTGTTAATCTCTTCCACATGCAGACATAAATCATGCTGATACTTAGTCTTCAACATATCCGCCAATACTTCCCGTGCCGCTTGCTGTTACTCAAACGAAAGCCCATCAAAGGACGACACCTGTTCTTCTCTTTTTTCCATGAGAGCCAGCACAGAAGCGTTTCTTACTTCATCGGTTTTCTGGTCAATGACGCTTACCAGTCGTTCTACAGCTTCCCCTGCTACTTTTTCCAATTTTTCAATATCCATTATTATCTCCTGTTGTTTAAACTCTCGCTGTTACTGTTGTTGATTTGATGTGCCTGCATATTTAACCACCTCAGGCGGCAGTGGTTTTCACTGTACCCCTACAGCGAAAAATCGGTTAAAATGACCTCACCCCTACAACGAAAATGAGATTTTCACCGATGAACAACACATGGTGGCAGGACTTTGTACGTTTTTTCCTGCAAGGAATAACACTAAAACAGTTGATTCATATGACTATCATTCTAGTAATTTTGATAATCACCACTCCAGCATCCTTTAAGGCGTGGGTTAATTTACATAATCCAGAAATCATCCCTAATTACGGGATGTATTACCTTCTGCTTTTTTGCTTAAGTTATGTTATTAACAGCGCAATAAGTGCAACTTTTAACTTGGTTAAAGCGCGATGTGCTTTAGTAAAGGAACGATTCACAAAAAGAAAAATAGAGAAAGAAGTTCGATCTTTATCTGATGAAGAGAAAGATTATTTATCTATGTATCTTGACGTGAAAATGAAAAGATTCCGCGCTCAGAGAAATAACATAACGGTAGAAGGATTGGTAGAAAAAGGGATATTGATAAATCTTGGTGAATCCACCACTATTGAATGTGATGATTATATGATCAATGAAGATTATTATCACCCAATCCTACGACAACTATCTGGAAGATTAGATTAACCCCTCGCCGTAACGCCGCCTGACTCCAGTATCCGATTGCTAGCTCTTTGCTTAGTTGAGTAAAGAGCTACGTCACTCATGCAGCAAGATCCGCCGTTGTTGTCACTCGCGTCTGTTTTGAGTTGCGCAAACAGATTTGCTAGTGCGTCAATTTCATCGACCGGCTGACCGAAAATACTGTCCCAGATTTCCCCAGTCGTTCTGGGAGCAGCAGCCCGAGCTTCCATGCGGTTTTGCTTCCGTCTCAATTTATAACGTTGTCGTGAGTTCATATGTCCTCCGCAAATTGATTTTGGTGGTGTGGTGGTCGGTTTTTACTTCGACAATAGCCACGCTCAAACCCCCTAGGATTAAAATCGGAGTCGAACCGGTTGCCGCAGCCCTGTTCCTGAGATGGTCTAGCCCATCATGTCACCACACCCCAAAACCAACTTGTTTTGGCCTCCCATTTCCAAGGAGGAAGTTAAATTGTTAAAGAGCGAAATTTCCTTTTATCTTTGGCTCCTTGCCTTGGATGAATATATTATTAACCGACAGTTAATTATAGTCAATAACCAATGGTTAATTTAATTAAAAATAATATTTAAATAACTGAATTTAAAGTTAATAAATTTTTAACCAATATTAAAAGTGTGATTTGGATCGGATATTTTTATGATGGGAACACGGGATAGAGATAGCCGCATGGTTAGCGGCTATGCTTATTTACGGAGAGGATGTTATCGGATTACCACGCCATCACTGACCAGTTAATAACTCGACCAATGATTTTTACGTCCTGAGATTCTGTTATTTCATCAGGGAACTCTACAGAGTTAAAACTGCGTACAATCAATTTACCGGGTTGGCGATATAACAACTTAATGCGAAATAAATCACTTTGCTCAATAGCGTATATCCCTCCATCAACAATATTCTGATGGCCGCAATCAACGGTTACAGTTGATCCATTTGGGATTACTGGGGACATACTGTCCCCATGAACAGTGAACGCCACAACATTCGAAGGACAGGCGCCATATCGACGAAGAGTAGAGCGTGAAAATCTCAATTTTAATCCATCGTAATCTTCGTTAGTACAGCAGCCGACTCCAGCAGCTAGCTCTATACTTTTAAAAAATGGGATGACAACCTCATCATCATCGATTGGGGTGGATGAGTCCCAAGGCTCAACCTCTTCTCGTTCTACCTTTGATATTGATATTCCGTCTATTGTTTTAGAACCTCGGCCATACTCTAACCACTCCGGCCTGACACCAAGCCATTTGCTCAACGCCAACATATTACTGGAGTCTGGAATTGACTCAGAATTTAGCCATTTCCAAACAGCAGGCCCACTAACTTTTATTTTTTGTTCGGCAAGTGCGTTAGTAATTTTCTTGCCTAGCCCACGCCCAGCATGGCCCGCACTTAAGCACGCCTCTTTTAGCCTAGCAGTGAACTCAACCTTATCAGTGCTTTTAACCATAAGTTAATTATCTTCCACACTTGACTTAACTGTCAGTTAGAATTTAGAATTAACTAACAGTTAACTTAATTAATAAGGATATTAACCGATGAACCCGGTTGAATTCGCAGTTAATGCCGTTGGCGGACAGGCCGCCGCGGCGAAAATCTGCGGGAAAAGCAGCGTTGCAGTTTGGAAATGGGTGCAAAACGGCTGCCTACCTCGCACTGAATACACGGGGAAAACCCGGTATTCAAAATTGCTGGCAGAGCATTCTAACGGAAAATTTACCGAAAGATGGCTACTGCAAGCAGCAAACCCGGATAAAGAAGTAGCGTAATAACCGATCTAACTGCTCTGACTGCTCTTTAACAATCTACTGCTCTCCTTGAAAACGGGAGAATTATTAACCTAATTATAGTCAGGCTAACGGTTATTTATTAAACAAAACTTAACTATAGGAACTGTAGCAGATGGAAGTCGCAAAAGTTGTCAAAAATACTCGCAATACGCGTAAAGCTCAGATGCTTGAGAGTCATTTCCACAAGAAAGTATTTGAGTTTGGAAATAATGGCCTGGCAAGTGAAATGGGGATTCATCCATCCGTATTAAGCCGCGATAAAAACCGGATAGCGAAATTAGCCAGTAGATTGATCGTGGAGCTGGGCTTGCCTGAATGGGCGCTTGAGTTATCTGAATCTGATAGCAAACCTGAATCTGATAACAAACCCGTCGTAGTCATCGAGGGCGAACATGCTGAACGATTGATTCAGGCTCTGGAATGTAAGGGAAAGGTAAAAAGAAAAACCCCAGTTGCGCTAACAACTGAGGTCTCTGAAATGCAATTCGAACTATCGATTTAACGACTGAGAGGAAGTATGCAAGTCCCTCTCAAAACACCATTTCAACGAGGTTAATTATACATGAAAACGAAATTTAATCACAGCGCTGTGCATAAAAATCTCACGCGCGAACGGGAGACTCGTTCTGTCACCGAACAGGGATGTGAAAAACTGCGTGATGCTCTGGAGGATGCCAAATTGCGACTGGAGCATCGCGAGGAACTGACCGGAGGGAAACGCCATGAGTAACGTTGCATACGCTGATTTTGGAGCTAAAAACAGGCAAGAGAGGCCGACGGTGGCGAATCTGGAAGATGGGTTCACCATGCTGGCGAATGAGCTTTATGATGCCCTCATTGGTGCTGACTTAACCCGCAATCAAGCAAAGGTGGCTCACGCTGTTTGTCGAAAAACATATGGGTTCAAAAAGAAAGTTGATCGCATTACAGATTCGCAAATAGCAGGGCTTTGTAAGATATCCAGAGAGAAGGTGAATATAGCAAAAAATGAACTTATCTCTATGAAAGTATTGATTAAGGACGGTAAAAAGATTGGGCCAAATAAAAACATTTATGAATGGGAAATACCAGAGTGTGACCGAATAGGTAACATTGTTACCAAGACGGTAACAAAAAGTGTTACCGAATCGGTAACAGAAGATGTTACCAACTTGGACACACACAAAAGAAATACTTTAAAGAAAAAAGAAAAGATCCCCCTTACCCCCACGGGGGAAGAAAATCTCGCTCTCGAAATACTGGATTATTTTAACCAGCTCACCCACTCCCGATTTCAATCAACAGATCCATTCCTGAAAGCGTTATCCACTGTGAAGAGCAAGGGTCAATGCTACACGGTTGATGAAATCAAACTGGTAATCGAGTGGGCGGTCACCCAATGGAAATATGGCGAGAAGTTGAAACCTGAAAATCTATGCCGCATGAGTCGCTTCGACGGTTATTTGTCTGACGCTATCAAGTGGAAAGAGAAAATAGACCGTAACCCTGTTGACTGCCCTCATTCGGAACTGATAGCCCTCTGGAACAGCAAAATTTCTGCCCGTAGTGTTGAGGTTCAGGAATGGACGCAGCGCAGACCAGCCTATCGAAATCTGGAATCAGTATGGAACGGCAAAACCAACAAGGGAAAATGGCGAGAGGTTCAGCATATGGCGACTTGCTTCGACCTGATCAGTCAATCCTCCCTGTTCAGCCAAGTGGAAGAAAAACCGTGGTTAACACTGGACTGGATACTCAAACCAGAGAACTGGTCACAGGTTTACGAACAGGCAAAACGGGAACACATCGCACGACGTAACGGAGCTTAACATGGACAAATTTTCTGATATTCACACAGAGCGGGCAGTCATTGGCAGTATTCTGATTGCGGGTGATGATTATTCTGATATCGCTATCAGCGCAGTTGAATCCCTGACGGAAAATGATTTTAGTTCTGTTGCTCACAGGCTGATCCTGAGGGGACTAAAAAAACTCAATGTAACAGGCAATCGATTTGACGTTGTGCTGCTAAATAGTGAGCTTGAGCAAAGTGGTGACTCTGGTCATTGCGGCGGGTTTGCCTACATCGCTGAATGCGCAAAGAACGTGCCCAGCATCAGCCTGCTACCTAGCTATGTCGATAAGCTTAAGCAATTATCAATGACCCGCCAAATGCTGTCCGTTCTGCATACGGGCATTGCACGGATCACTGCCGGCGGAGTTCATGCGGTTCAGGACATTGCAGGCGATATTGAGAGCCAGATATCAAATCTGGGAAGCGCCAATGATGGCGGAACAGCTCACATCATGGAAGGCGTTGAGGAATCGATAGAAATCATTGAGTCGATGATTAACGGCGATATCTGGAAGTACAAGACGGTGCTTGGTATGCCTGACATTGACAAAGCATTCGGGGGATTTAACAACACGGATTTTATTGTGGTTGGTGGTCGTCCCGGTACGGGCAAAACCCTGCTCAGTACCGCAATAACAAAATCAGTGGCACTTAAAAACCGTAAGCCCGTGATGTTTTTCAGTATGGAAATGCCGACATGGCAAATATCAGAGCGAATCACATTCCATCATGCGCATATTCGAAAAGAAGATCTATTGGGTGAGAACAGCACGAAAGAAATGATGAACGAAGCATGGGGAAAGCTAGGTCATGCGCTCAATGATGTCCAAAAATCGCCGATATACATCAATGACAAAACCTCTGTAAGTATTAATGAAATCCGCGCAGAAGCCAGACGAATGTATAAGCAAACGGGGGGGCTTGGTGTAATCATCGTGGATTATTTGCAAATCATGAAGATGTCGAACCCTGACAACATGAACCAATCAGTCGGTGAAATAGCAACAGGTTTAAAGAATCTGGCTAAAGAGCTGAAATGTCCAGTTATTGCGTTAGCCCAGTTGAACCGTAATCTGGAGCAGCGAGCCAACAAACGCCCCATGAATTCCGATCTCCGTGAGTCTGGCGTGATAGAGCAAGTAGCTGATGTGATTTTCATGGTCTATCGTGATGAAAAATACAATCCCAATACCGAAATGAAGGGGATTACGGAAATTATTTGCACCAAGTCACGACATGCGCCGGGTGCTGAAAAAACGTATTACTTTACACACACTCGTGGAGGGTTAGATCCCGCTGACTTCACCAGAGTTAAATCTGATAAGTATCAAGAAGACATTGAATTTTAACCCCACCAGAAGGACTTTTAGATGAAAACAAAGCAGACAGCAATGGAGTTAGTTTCCTATGAAAAGGACGACGACAAGAAAGTTAAGAAATACAAGCTACACCATTACAACGAAGAGACCCGCCTAGAACAAACTCTCACAGTCACAAAGAAAATGCTGCATAGAGGCTGGGAAATCGATATCGAAATGAGTGACTTTCCACGCGTCGACGATGAACTTGAATCATTGCTGAAGTATGGAGATTGGCTAGAACGCTTAGGCATTGCTATTCGTCGTGAAGCCAAGAAAGCAATTAAGCGAGGTGTTGAATGAAAATCAAAACGAGTGAACTGACAGGCCGGGCGTTGGACTGGGCTGTATGTCTGGCAATTGGTGGAGCGGCTAACAAGGATAATACGGAAGTTCAAGCGCCTAATCGCGATTATTACTTGCTCAGTAACGGCAAAGGTAACTTCGCTCCCTCAACCGACTGGGCGAAGTGTGGGCAGTTGATTGAGAAGTACGAAATGGATTTAACCCCAGTTATGGGTGGAACTTATTGTGCTGGGTTATCAATTACAGATGGTGCGCTATGTACTGATGATTATGTGAGCATAGTGTACGGAGATACACCACAAATTGCCATCTGCCGTGCTGTCGTGGCTGCACAGTTGGGCGACGAGGTGGACATCCCTGATGAGCTGGTGGAGGGGGTATGACAGACGAACTCAAACCGTGTCCTAAATGTGGTAGCGACGTTTTGTCGATAAATGGGATCCGCCCCTGTAATTTTGTGGAGTGCTACGGATGCGGTCATTCAGTTTATGGAGCTGACGAACACGCTGTAATTCAGGTGTGGAACCAGAGGGCAAATAACGATGACAGATAACATCATCACTCTCAAATTTGGCGATGATAGCAAACCCAGCATTAGCACCTCGGTTACTCCTAAAACACCCGAACAATCCCGTTGCCAACACCCAGCAATAACAGTCGATGAACAATATCGCATCATCACATGCGACCAATGCGGCTGCAATGTCGATGCATTTGATCACTTGCTGGAAAGTGCACGTCAAGCCGAGTGTGTGGTACGAGAGATTCAAGAACTATACCAGCGGCGGGATGAATTGAGAGCAGCCTGTGACAATTTGCTAAAGGAAGAAAAAAACACAAAAGTGAGGCTCAGGGGTGCTAAAACACAACTGCAATTTCTGGAAAACGATATCAAGAAGGTGAATAACGGAGGTTAGGAATGGAAGTACCTATGGTCAAATCACCGGGTGGTGTGTTTGTACCAGCATTCGAACATGATCTACCACGGTTAACTAAATTCAAGAATGGCGAGATGTACACCGCCAATATCAAACTCACCAGACACCCCGCTTTTCACCGCAAGATGTTCGCCTTTTTCAAATTCTGCTTTGAGCACTGGTCTGCTGATAAGGCGGGATTGGATTGCATGGACGAATATAGCCAGTTTACCCGATTCAGAAAGGACCTAACCATTCTGGCGGGGTTCTATGAGCAAACGTTCAGGCTCAACGGAGAATTGCGTACAGAGGCTAAGAGCCTATCGTATGGTGAAATGGAACCGGACGAGTTTGAGCGGTGTTACAACGCCATGATAAACGCAGCGATGAAGCATATTTTCAGGGGATGTAACCAGATAACTGAAAATCGGTTGCTGTCATTTTTTTGAAACTCAAGCGGAGGCAGGAACAGTGAAATACCTTATATTCCTCGGATTTTGGGTAGCAGCAATGCTGATTATGGGATTTATGTTGATGTAGGGGGATGAAGTGGCAAAGTTTCGACAACGGAAATGTAAAGAATGCGGCGAGCGGTATGAACCAGAACGGCAATTACAAAATACCTGTTCAATCCAATGCGCAATAGCCAGAGCCAAAAAGCAGGAGCAGAAAAACCGAGAGGAGTTAGAGCGACGACGAAAGAAAGATAATGAAATCAAGCAGAAGTTAGCCCGAGACAAACTCAAAACCAGACGCCTAGCAGTAAAACCCCTCTCACATTTTGCCAGACAAGCTCAAACAGCATTTAACGCATTCATACGGGAAAGAGACTGTGGTCATCCCTGTATTAGCTGTGGACGCAATACGGGCGCAAAAATGAATGCGGGTCATTATCGGACTGTCGGCTCATGCCCTGAATTGCGGTTCGATGAGGATAATTGTCACATCCAATGTGAACACTGTAATTCGTATCTGTCCGGCAACATTGAGAATTACACACCTCGACTGATTGAGAAAATCGGTCAAGCACGTTTTGACCAGTTGATGTCTCACCATGCACTGCCAAAACGAACACGGGAGGACTATGAGCGGCTCCGCGATAACTACAAAGATAGGCTCAAGGAACTACAAGGCGGGCGGCATGATATTCACCGACCTGCAAGCAGCGATAGAAGAAGCCCGATACCGACGACGTGAAACAGACAGTCCATTTGCTGTTGTTCAGCGGCATATGGGTTATATGCAGGTACGAACTGAAAGATGGGCGATTAAAGAGCAGATGACGGTCATGTTCACGACCCGTCACGACAGGGTTCACACAGTATTGCCGGGGATAAAATGAACTTAGAATCACTACCCAAATATTTTTCACCCAAAACAGCTATGTTTAGTGACTCTCCAGCCGCAACCGCTACTGATTCATATTCAATTACCGATGTCATGGCCTCACTAGGATTGGCGTCCGCTCAGGCGAGGATGGGTATTGAACTGTTTTTGGCGAAACAGGGGATCAATAAACCCGATGAAGCAGTGGAGAGTCTCTATCACTATGCACTAACACAGGTTCACAAACACGCTGCAATCCAAAAACTTGATGAAGATGTTAGATCAGCGTTTCTGCAAATACTCGCAAATTATGCATTTCAGGATTATGCGAGGAGTGCAGCCAGTAAGAAGCCATGTTCAGAACTGCATTGTGAAGATGGATTTATTACGGTTCGTAAGTTCTCGACAAAGTTCGGGACTAGCGAAGGTGTGTCTGTCAAATCGTTGGGTCTGAAACCGACACGGGTTGTTACCTCAATGCGCGAGATGGAGGAAACCTGTCGTGTGCTCTGTCAGGTCTGCAAGGGTAAGACAGTGGTAAGTCACTCTTGCCGTTGTAATGGGCGCGGGCAGGTTCTGGACGAGAAGCAAACCAAGCTGATCGGTATTCCAACCTACAAAACCTGTCCTAAATGTTCGGGGCGTGGATACTCCAGACTGCCAGCCGAAGATGTTAGACGCGCTATTTGTGATGAGGTGATGGAAATGCCCGAAACTACGTGGAGAAGAAATTTCAAACCATTCTATGAATCATTGATAGAAGAATGTTTTAAAGAAGAATCACGGGCTGATAGTGTTCTATCAAAACTAACGAAAAGAGAAACTATTTCTATATAAGTATTTAATTATAGAAAAAGCATATTGACAAAGTGGCGAAAATAGCCCATCATTACTCCAATGATAGGGTATTTGCAATTTCATTGACCCACGAATACAAAATAAGGCCTCGCACTCGCGGGGTTTTTTGCTATCTACCCGTCGTAAATCCAACTACCGAAGATTTTCAGGTAGTTCGAAATCCCAGACTTGCGGGATATTTAGATGAATATTTCAAGAAGGCAAAACACATTGTCATGGTGACAATGTTATCTTGCGTCTGGTGTCAGAGTGATATCCCTGACCGTCAGCCTCACGAAACGAGGCTCAACTCGATCATGGTCTGACATCACCCTATATCACTGTTAAATCAATGTGTTATATGTGATTTTTGGTGATATGAACAGCACCTCGATCGGGGTTAGAGAACACCCCCACATGCTAGATAAATCAACGTGTTAATGTGATTTTCAGCGAAAAAGAGATCACCCCGTTTAGATCACGGGTAACGAATTTCAAGGCTGCGCTCCGGCGTGGCCTTTTTCATATCTGGAACTTTGGCGTAGAGGGTTCGCGCGGATGCCTGAAGAGCATTAGGACTCGGTTCGATTCCGAGAGGTTCCACCAAATTATCGAAGGTCGCTAAGGCGGCCTTTTTTATTACCTACGCAATGAGGAAATTAACCATGTACGCATTAAAGCTAATCACAGAAAGAAACGGTCGTTCAGTAGAAGAGTCATGGATCTTGGGGGACATGTACCGCCTGGAGTTTTGCCCGAAAGATGTCGCTGATAATGTTATTGCCCGTGTCGAGCATAGCCATAACGGTAATCTGATTAATCATGACATCAAAAAAACAGACCAAGCCTACATTACCACTCTGGCGGGTGACACTGTTCGCACGGTCTGTCGAGGTCGATCAGTAAGTCAGGCCGCATGATCAATACAGAGCGTCTATATCTGGGCGCTCGATATTAATTATTACCAAATTTTGCCGCCAATCACTCACAGTGATTCTGCATTTTTTTGTTGTCTTTTTGTGCTAACAGATTAGAGATGGTTAACTTTTTTCAGTAGTATTGACCGGCTGATTTTCAGCTTAATACTACTGCATGAGGTTAACATGAAGGATGGAATTTACTTTGTTTCTTTCCGAAGTAATGTTCAGGATTTCGGGAACGGAGCTGTTGTAGTAAGAAATAATGTTATAAATGGTGGCGATTATGTGTGCACATACAGAGGAAGGCTAACTCACAATAGCATCATTCTGACTGTAGAGCAGCATAATAAAGAAGGCACCTCTGTTTTTGGGAATATATCTAAATTCAATCTTCTTTTATCAGTTCAGGAGACAAGTATTGGCTATTCACTGAATGGTGTTGTTGAAGGAATGCCAGAACTGAAAATTGAAACACAAGCAAAATTCATCGGAGATCTAATTTCATAGTCTCCGACTGACTAAATAAAGGCTGCATGGTGCGGCCTTTTTTGTTGGAGAAAATCATGAAAAATTTATGTATCGATCTCTGTATAAAGGTTTCCGGTAAAACCAAAGAGCAACTCGCACTGTCTTGGGCATTTCATTACTTTGTGACCCGTTCCAGATTCAAGGCCTATTGGCGTACAGTTTGTGGTTAAAGTTTGCTTTGTCATTAATAGCCTCATGCAGAAGCTTGGCAAAGTATTGCGCTTAAAGGTGGAGTTGCGCCCACCACTTCTTTAGTACTTTCAATTTCCTTTTAACTAACTCACAGGGGCGACCATAGCTCACCCCACGGACGCCCATTGTTCAAATGGGGTGGAATATGCGTATGCCAAACAAAGATCCGATTGAACTCTACCAGTGGCTGATACTTCTGCTGCTTTCTGCATGGGGCGGAATAGTCCGCTACATCATCGATATAAAAACCAGCAACGCCCGCTGGAGCTGGATTGGGGCATTTGCCCAAATAGTCGTTTCGGGATTTACCGGACTGATAGGCGGATTTATCAGTCTCGAAGCGGGGCTGAGTTTATACCTGATGTTCGTTAGTGCTGGCGTGTCCGGCGCAATGGGGAGCATCGCCCTAACCTATTTCTGGAACAGACTGACAGGTGAACAAAGATGAGCAGAGGCATTCGCAACAACAATCCAGGCAACATTGACCACCACTCAGCGAATAAGTGGCAGGGTCAATTGCCCCATGACCCGAGTATAGAAAAGCGGTTCTGTCGGTTTGAATCACCAGAGTATGGCATTCGAGCGCTGATGAAGCTGTTGTGCAATTACCATAAAAAAGGCTATCAGACAGTCGCGAAGATAATCGACCGCTGGGCACCCACTAACGAAAACAACACCTCGGCTTATATCAAGGGTATGGCCAAGGCATTAGGTGTCGATCCTCATCAGGTGATTAGTGTCGATAAGGTCACATTGATTGTGTTGGCCAAGTCGATCATTCAGCACGAGAACGGCAAGCAACCGTATTCAGAGGCAACGTTTGAGAAAGCGTTTGAGCTTTTATGAAGTGGGAAGTTAAAGCTGTTGCAGTGATAGTCGGTATCGTTCTGATTGGCTCGGCTGCATATTCCATCTATTCAGTGTATGCGGAAAATGGACGGCTCACTGGTGCGAATAAATCATTGACCACTCGGCTATCAGAACAAGTCGCCATCAATACCAAACAGCAAGCACGAATCCAGCATCTCGCAGAACTGGAGACCAAACACATTCGGGAACTCGACAATGCCAAATCTGAAATTGACACTCTTCGGTCTGATGTTGCCGCTGGCCGTCGCAAGCTGCGGATCAAAGCCGTCTGCCCCGTGCGTGAAACCACTTCCTCCCGCGGCATGGTCGATGCAACCACCGTCGAACTCACTGGAGAAACTGGATCAACTGTTCTCGATATCCGAGAAGACATCATCAACGACAGAGCAAAACTGAGATATTTGCAGGATTATGTGAATACCGAGTGTGGGAGAAAGAATAATGGCTAAGTTTCGAAAAAAACCAGTAGTTATTGATGCGTTCCTGTTCAAAGGTGAAAGTAATCTAAACCCAGAGATACCAGAGTGGTTTGTTGATGCCGTTCTAAATAGTGAAATAAAGGCTGAGCCTGACCACATAATCATTCGCACATTGGAAGGTAATCATCGTGCTGACATTGGGGATTGGATTATCCAAGGGATAAAAGGAGAGTTATACCCGTGCAAGCCCGAGATCTTCGAGTTGACCTATGAGGCTATAGCACCGCAGAGCCAATGATACTGGGGTTGCAGGATTACGTTAATATTGAATGCAGAGGAAACGATGGAAAATCAACACCGTAAAATCACGGGCTATCGTGAATTGAGCCAAGATGAAATTGATTGCATGAACAAGATTAAGGCGTTGGGTGAAGAACTAGGTCGCCTTTATGAGCATCTTGTTGTTTTAAAAGGAACAAATCATCAACAAATTGATATGCTCTGGCTGAATGAAGGGCGTACTGATCTGCAAAAAGGGATCATGTGCTGGGTTCGTGCAGTGGCTAAACCAACAACATTCTGATTGCCACCTCAGAGCCAATGATACTGGGGTTGTCTTCGATCCTCACGGGAAAATATTTCAACATATAGCAGGAAATTCCAAATGACAGAATTAACACCATCACAACGAATGAGGTTGGAGATACTCCGACTGGTAATGAACGACACGGCAGCGGCACAAAAGGCCATTGAGTTTATCGGTGATGACACACTCAAATTTGAGCTGTTCAAGGATCAATACAAACTCGTGCAAACCGAGTCCGGTGTTGTGGCTAGAACTGATAAATCCATTCGCAATGCTCAAGAGGCATTGAGTCTATTCAAGTAGCTCATCACACAGCCTATTCATAGAGTGGGCTGGATAATGAGTTAAGGAGGTATTCGAATGGAGACTGAAAAGAAAAATAAAGGCGGCAGGCCTACCGACTACATGCCAGAGGTTGCGGAAGATATCTGTGCGCTATTGATGGAAGGGGAAAGTTTAAGGTCAATTTGCCAACGCCCGGGGATGCCATCGATTCGTGCTGTGATGTATTGGTTGCAACGACACGAAGAGTTCATGCAACAGTACGCGCGGGCGAGAGAGATTCAAGCAGAGGTTTTGGCTGAGGATGTTATCACTATCGCTGATACTGCTAAAGCAGAGGGTGCCGATGTAGCGAAAGCTAGATTACAGGTTGATGCCCGTAAGTGGTATGCGTCAAAGATGGCACCTAAGCGATATGGCGACAAGATTCAACACGAGCAGAAAATCACATTCACCGATATAACCGATTCAGAGTTAGATAAACGTATTAAGGAGTTGCAACATGCACAATCTGGATCGGGAGCAAAAGATTGAGCTATTGCGATTGCTGGAAGAGCAGCAGCGCCGTAAACAAGTTTATCGCTATCGGCACTACTTCGATACTCGCTATTTATGGCAGAAGAAGTTCATTACCACCACAGCCGAATACACCCAGTGCGCCCTGATTGCGGCGAACCGAGTGGGGAAGACTGATACAGCCACATACATTGATGCCATTCATCTACTGGGGGAGTATCCGTCAGGCTGGACGGGGCATAGGTTCGAGCACGCTCCACTTATGTGGTGTCTCGGTTACTCTGGTGAGAAGTGTCGCGATCTGCTTCAAGCTGCCATTATCGGCAAGAAAGTTAACGGTGAGTTTGTTGGGGGGTTGATTCCTCCTGAACGCATCGTTTCAACCGAGCCGATGACAGGAACACCGAATGCGGTTCGTTCTGCGTACATCAAGCATAGCAGTGGCGAGCTTAGCAAGGTTCAGTTCTGGTCATACACCCAAGGGCAGCACGCTTTAATGGGCGATGATATCGACTGGTTTCACATTGACGAGGAACCCGAAGACCAGACTATCTACCCTCAGGTTCTGACGCGAACAGCGACAGGTGATCGGGGTAATGGTGGCAGGGGAATATTGACCTTTACACCCGAAAACGGCCGAACCGAACTGGTGATTAAATTGCTTGATGACCCAGCGGAATCTCAGTTCTGTATGAACGTTGGTTGGAATGATGCGCCACATCTGACAGAAGAAACAAAACGAAGCCTTCTCGAATCTTATCCAGCACACCAGCGCGACATGCGAACAAAAGGTATTCCCATGCTTGGCCAAGGTCGCATATTCGATTTCAGCGAAGAGGTGATTACCTGCGAGCCATTCCCGATACCTAAGCACTATATGGTTATCGATGGCATGGACTTTGGCTGGGATCATCCGCAAAGCCGCGTCCAGTTAGCAATAGACCTAGATAGCGAAACCTTCTATGTAACAAAAGCATGGAAGGCAAGTAAGACATCTCCGGCTGAGGCGTGGGGCGCTACTAAATCATGGGCTAACAAAGTGCCTACAGCGTGGCCACAGGATGGATTGCAAACAGAGAAGGGCAGCGGCTTGCAACAACGTGAATATTATCATGCCGCAGGTTTTTTAATGCTTCCTGACCCAGCGCAATGGCCAGACGGCTCTCGCTCGGTTGAGCCTGGATTGTTTGAGCTTCATGACCTAATGAGTACAGGTCGATTCAAGGTTTTCAGCGGACTGCGTGACTGGTTTGAGGAATTCAATTTCTATCACCGGGATGATCGCGGTCGCATTGTAAAGACGCGTGACGACCTTCTTGATGCAACACGCTATGCCTACATGATGCGCCGTTTTGCCAAGCGTTATGGAGACATCGGAATTGTAAAAGAGAAGAAGATGCCGGCACCCATCAGGCCGATAACAAGAGGTAGATAATGGCCGAAAATACAAATAGCAGGCTGGAGGCAATTCTACAGCGGTTTGATGAGGATTGGACAGCCAGCGAAGAAGCCAGAACCGAGGCGCGTAACGATCTATTCTTTAGTCGTGTGTCGCAATGGGATGACTGGCTAAACAAATATACAACCCTGCAATACCGTGGACAGTTTGATGTCGTACGTCCTGTGGTGCGCAAACTGGTGGCAGAGATGCGCCAGAACCCGATTGATGTGATGTACCGACCCAAAGAGAGCGCCAATCCTGATAGTGCTGATGTTCTGATGGGAATGTACCGAACAGACATGAGGCACAACACGGCCAAAACATCGGTAAACATTGCCGTTCGTGAGCAAATAGAGTGCGGTGTTGGTGCATGGCGCTTAGTGACGGACTATGAAGACCAAGACCCGACCAGTAATAATCAGGTCATTCGTCGCGTTCCTATTCACGGTGCTTGCTCCCATGTCATTTGGGACGGCAATAGCCAGCAGATGGACAAATCTGATGCAAAGCATTGCACTATCATCCATTCACTGAGTAAAAACGGCTGGACGGCATTTGCTGAGGAATTCGGGTTAGATGGTGAGGATATTCCCACATTTCAGAGTCCCAATACATGGTCGTTCCCGTGGTTCACGCAGAACACTATTCATGTAGCAGAATACTACGAGGTAGAGGAAAAGAAAGAACTCGTATTTATCTACCAAGATCCGTTATCTGGCGAACCTGTCAGTTATTTCAAGCGCGAAATCAAAGACGTGATCGATGAGCTGGCTGATAAAGGGATGGTCAAGATAGGTGAGCGCAAGGTTAAGCGCCGCCGTGTCTATAAAACTATTCTGTCATGCTCTGCTGTCCTGAAAGATCGTGAACTCATTGCAGGTGAGCATATACCCATTGTTCCGGTATTCGGTGAATGGGGATTCGTGGATGATAAAGAAGTTTATGAAGGTGTAGTCAGGCTAACCAAAGACGGGCAGAGGCTACGCAACATGATCATGTCATTCAATGCTGACATCGTAGCCCGAACGCCGAAGAAAAAGCCGATATTCTGGCCTGAGCAAATCGCTGGTTATGAGCATATGTACAGTGGTACAGATGATTATCCGTATTACCTGATGAACAAAACGGATGAAAATAACGGAGATATGCCTACTCAGCCGATCGCCTACATGGATAATCCAGAAGTACCACAGGCTAATGCCTATATGTTGGAGGCGGCGACTAATGCCGTGAAATCCGTTGCTACAGTGGGTGTTGATTCTGAGGCGGTGAATGGTAATCAGGTAGCATTCGATACCATCAATCAGCTAAATATGCGGTCAGACCTAGAAACCTATGTGTTTCAGGACAATCTATCTACCGCCATGCGCCGAGATGGTGAGATATACGCCTCAATCGTCAATGATATCTATGATGTGCCGCGCAATGTAGTGATGACATTACCAGATGGCAGCGAGAAAGATGTGCAGGTTATGTCTGAGGTCGTGGATCTAATGACGGGGCAACGTGCAGTACTCAATGATGTTCGCGGGCGTTATGAGTGCTACACCGATGTTGGCCCATCGTTCCAATCCATGAAAGAGCAGAATAGGGCTGAGATTGGCGAGTTATTGAAATCGGTTCCTATTGAGCATCCGGCGTGGAATGTCCTGTTATTGCAGTTCCTGTCATTGCTGGATGGAAAAGGTATTGATATCACCCGTGAGTACGCCACCAAACAGCTTGTTACACAAGGACTCAAGAAACCAGAGACACCGGAAGAGGAGCAGTGGTTAGCTGAGGCTCAGCAACAATCTCAGCAGCAACAAGACCCAATGATGGTGGCAGCAATGGCAGAGCAAGAGAAAGCGCAAGCTGAAATCGTCAATGCTCAAACCAGAGCACAAGAGACACAAATCAAAGCATTCACCGCTCAGCAACAGGCTCAAGAATCACAGGCGAACACCATCTACAAACTGGCTCAGGCTAGGAACATAGATGAAAAAGCCGTGATGGACGCTATCAAATTACTGAATGAGGTTGCTAAACAGCAACAATCCAACATCCCTACCGCCAATACTGGCGAGATCCCTCAAACCATGTGAGAGAGTAATAAACATGAGTGATACCAACGAAATTCAGGCTACTGAAGTATTAACCCTGTCCGGTACTCAGGCGGCGGCATCCACTGAGAACCATGTTGATAATGCCAATTCAACGGAACAGGCAGACGGCTTTGAGATTGTCCTGAGTGACGATGAGACCCAGAAACAAGACCCGGCAACCAATGCCCATTTTGCAGCTAAACGTATCGAGCGTAAGCGCCAGCGCGAATTGGAGCAACAAATGGAGGCAGTGCAGCGCGGAGAGTTACCGGAGGATTTACGGGTAAAACCTGAGTTACCCACACAGCCAGATATCAATAATTATCTGTCTGATGATGCATTGGCGAAGTATGACTATGACCAAAGCAGGGCGCTAGCTGCATTCCAACAAGCCAATCTTGAATGGCAGATGAATGCGATGGATGCTCGCAGCAATGCAGTAGCCGAGCAAGGTCGCAAGACTCAGGCGTTTACCCAGCAATCAGCACACATTGTCGAGTCAGCAAGGAAACATTATGACGCCGCAGAAAAACTTAACCTGCCTGATTATCAGGAAAAAGAGGACGCTTTCCGCCAAGTCGTACCGCCCGGTATTGATACGGAAATTATGCATCTCTTCCCGGAGAAGTCGGCTGCGATCATGTATCACCTGGGCGCAAATCCAGAGAAAGCGCGGCAACTGCTGACACTCGGTAACCAGCAAGCGTTAATCGAACTGACTCGTCTTGCTGACAAGTTAACTATCAAACCTCGCGGCAAGCAAATCTCTGCCGCCCCTCCTGCTGATACACCATTAAGTGGCGATGTTACTGCTGCTAATCGTGATGCAATCCAGAAACAGATGGATGCAGCAGCAAGCAAGGGTGACGTAGGGCTTTACCGCAAGCTAAAACAACAATTGAAAGGAATTTGAAATGGCTTTAGATGAAGGTCAAGTGATCACATACATGGTCGATGAGGTGATGGAGACCGTGGAAAACCTCACACCAATGGCGCAGCGTGTAGACAAGTATGCGCCGCCTGCGGGTGATATGCAGCGTTCACAGAATACCGTGTGGATGCCGCTGGAACAGGAAGCGCCTACCCAACAGGGTTGGGATTTAACCAACAAAGAAACAAACATCTTGGAGCTATCAGTTAAGTGCAATATGGGCGTGCCTGATAACGATTTCTTCCTGCTTCGTGCGGATGATCTGCGTGATGAGCGTTCCATACGTCGCCGTATCAAAGCATCCGGTCAGAAACTGGCGAATAACGTTGAGATGGCTATCGCTAAGCAAGCTGTGGAGATGGGTTCTCTGGTTGTGGCAAGTCCAGAACCAATCGGCTCAGCTAAAACGGGCTGGGATTTCATTTCTGAGGCCGAAGCATTGATTTTCTCCCGGGAATTGAATCGCAGTGCGGGTTTGAGCTTCTTCTTCAACCCAACAGATTACCGTGGGGCAGGTCAGGATCTGACAAACAAAGACTTCTATGGTCGGATTTCGGAGGATGCGTACAAGTCTGGCACTATCCAGAAGCAGATCGCCGGATTCAATGACGTTTTGCGCTCTCCGAAAATGCCATCTCTGCCAGCGTCTACAGCGACAGGCCTCACTGTTTCTGGTGCCCAGAAGTTCAAGCCTCAAGCATGGATTGCTGATGCTGATGGAAACCGCGAGAACGTAGATAACCGTACTGCTGTCGTTAAGTTGAGCGGCGCTGGTCTGAAACGGGGTGACAAGATTTCTTTCGCTGGGGTGAAATATCTGTCTCAGATGGCGAAGAACATTTTGACACAAGATGCAACATTTTCCGTTGTGGCTGTGAACGGAAATGATGTCACCATCACGCCAAAGCCTGTTGCACTCAGCGACGACAAGTTAACACCGGAAGAGCGCGCTTACGCCAACGTGAATATTTCGCTGGCTGATGGAATGGCGGTCAATGTGTTGAACATCAAGACCACGCAAGCCAACATTTTCTGGGCTGATGACTCCATCCGACTGGTATCACAACCGATCCCGGTCAATCATGATCTGTTCTCTGGCATGAAGACACAATCATTCTCAATCCCTAACGTGGGGCTGAATGGTGTTGTGGCCTACCAAGGGGATATCGGCACATTGTCCGGTAAGTGCCGTATTGCGCTGTGGTACTCCGCGTGTGCGGTTCGTCCAGAGGCTATTGGTGTCGGGTTGGCAGGTCAGAAATAATCACAAGGGGGCTTCGGCTCCCTTTTTATTTTGAGGTAAATCATGCAAAAGATGCTCTACAAATCAGACGGTGACGTCAGTGTCTGGGGAATGAAGTTGCAAATCACGGTCATTGAACCAGAGGAATTGGACGAATATTTGGCTGATGGCTGGGTTGAAAATCCCATGGATACGTTGAAGCCTGAGCTATCGGAGCCAGTGAATCTCGGCAAAGGTAAGGTAGGTGAAAATGGGGCTGACAACAAAGGGTGATTTGGTTCAGGCAGCACTACGTAAGCTGGGTGTTGCCTCCAATGCCACGTTATCCGATATCGAACCGCAATCAATGGAAGATGCAGTCAATGATCTCGAAATGATGATGGCGGAATGGTATCAGGACGGCGCAGGTATTGATGCCGGATATCGATTTACTGATGCTGATAATCCACCCGCTGACGGTGACGAGCACGACATGAAAAGTAGCGCTATCAGTGCCGTTATTCATAACCTCGCTGTGCGGATTGCCCCAGATTACGCCATTGAGCCGCCAATAAAGATCATCAACACAGCCAGATATGGCAAAGAGCTTTTGTATAAGCAATCTGCCATATCTCGCGCCAAGAAATCACGTTCTGATTATCCAGCACGAATGCCTATTGGTTCAGGTAATCATTGGGCGACTGTTAACGGCTGGCATTTTTATCCGGGAGGCAAACCACATGCCGATTCAACAACTCCCCCTGATGAAGGGGACAGGTAAAGACTATCGCTCTGCCGATTATGTTGATCTGCTCCCTGTCAACATGCTGGCCACACCGAAAGAAATACTGGGTTCCTCTGGTTATCTCCGCTCCTTTCCCGGCATAACAAAACGCACTGATGTTACTGGTATCTCGCGAGGGGCGGAGTTCAATACTAAAGAGTCTGCCGTCTATCGCGTGTTGGGGAGTAATCTGTATAAATCCAACAATGCTATTGGTGATGTCTCCGGATCCGGTCGTATCAGCATGGCACATAGTTACAATAGTCAAACAGTAGCGGCCAATGGTGTTATGTCATTGTATTTCTATAACGGTGCAGTCAAACGATTGGAGAACTGGCCAGCCTCGTCTAAATTCCAACAATACGAAATCGGCTCTGTGCGTGATATCTGCCGATCCCGTGGGCGTTATATCTGGGCGAAAGAGGGCACTGATACATTTGGTGTTACCGATCTTGAGGATGAATCGCATCCAGACCGTTATCGTGCATTGTACCGTGCAGAATCACAACCAGACGGCATCATCGGCATTGATACATGGCGTGACTTCGTGGTGTGTTTCGGTTCATCAACCATTGAATATTTCTCTCTGACGGGTGCGACCGATACACAGGCCGCTATTTATGTCGCTCAACCCTCATTAATGGTACAGAAAGGCATTGCCGGCACACATTGCAAAACAGTGTTCGGTGATTCCCACGCCATTATCAGCCATCAGGCCACGGGTGCGCCATCGGTCTATGTCATTCGTCAGGGGCAAGTAGCACCGATAGCCACAGCGTCAATAGAGAAGATATTGCGTGAGTACACAGCGGATGAACTGGCTACGGGTGTGATGGAAACGGTACGGTTTGATTCTCATGAGCTGCTCATCATTCATCTACCACGACATACCCTGTGTTATGACGCAGCAGCCAGCCAGAACGCGCCACAATGGTGCATCCTGAAAACAGGACTGTTCGATGATGTTTATCGCGGTATCGATTTCATATTTGAAGGTAATCAAATCACGGTAGGCGATAAGCGTGAATCTGTGACCGGGCAGCTTAACTTCTCTACTTCTGACCAATACGGACAGCAGCAAGAGCATTTACTGTATACCCCTATGTTCAAGGCTGACAATGCAAGAGTGTTCGACTTTGAGTTAGAGGCATCTACGGGGGTGGCTCAGTACGCTGACAGGCTATTCCTCTCTGCAACGGCTGACGGTATCAATTACGGTCGAGAACAAATGATCGAACAGAACGCGCCATTTGTTTATGACAAGCGGGTGCTTTGGCGGCGTGTTGGTCGCATCCGTAAGAACATTGGATTCAAGGTTAGGGTTATAACCCGCTCTCCTGTCACTCTCTCCGGCTGCCAAATCAGGTTGGAATAATTATGGCTGATAATAGTCTCAAAAACCCTGTAGAAATACAGGCGACTCGAATAGATGCAACGTTGCTCCCCAGTAATTTCTCCCAACCCTATTTTCTGTATGTTGTTCAACAGGGATCTGATTTAGGGAATGTGGCAAATAAGGCTAATCAGGCGGGTGATGGAGCCTATGATGCTCAGGTTAAAAATGATAAACAGGATATTATCTTGGATGATCATGGAAAAAGAATAACTCGGGCAGAAGAAACGCTAGAAGACCACGAAGTCAGAATCATCAAAGCAGAGGAAGACTTAGCAAAACTTGAAGTTAGGGTTTTGAATATCGAGCATGACGTTGATGGTCTTAAGATAAAGATACAAGATATAGATGGTCAGATATCTGAAATAAAAGTTGATTATGTATCCAAGAAAGCAACAGCAACTCAAGTTATCTCGTCACCCATCGATGTAAAAAACAACTACCTAATAAATGGCCTTAATGTTGTTGGTCAAAGGGTTACTGGTTTTACTGCAATGACTGGGGCGGCAAATAAAGGGGCAATTGATGCCAATCAGTCATGGAACGCAGGTGAAACTTACGATCAATCTGCCACCCAATCTCTAATGAATGCAGTCACATCGCTAGCCAAAAGATGCAAAGCGTATGAAGACGCGCTCAGGACTCACGGACTCATCAACTAATGACCAAAATTGACATGATTACAGGCTCACAACTCATGCGGTTGTGGGGCGTTCCGTCATGGGTGGATTATCCGGCTGATTATTATCTCTGGCAGGGCTGCGGTGTATTTGTGGTGATTGAGCGAGGCGAATATGTTGAATTGCATATGGCGATGAAGAAAGGCGAAAGACATCGCTCCAGTGATGCCGCCAGCAATATTCTTTCATTGATTGGCAATAGGGTTATCCATGCGCCGATCCTTTCAGCATCGAAGCACGTCTGTAATTTGGCGCGGAAATTTGGTTTTCACCTGCAATCAGATGATGTCGTTGAACTCATTGATGGGCGCAGAGAACAATTATTTTTAATGGTTAGGAGTTAATTATGGGTGGAATAGTTAGCGGTATCGGTAGCGCTGTCGGTGGGATAATCGGTGGTATCGGGGCGAGCAAAGGCGCTAAAGAACAGTCCCGGTCAAACGACAGAGCCATCGATGCTCAGACACAAATGTTTGAGCAGCAAGGCCAGTGGTTATCACCATTCCGTGAAGCGGGTCAATCTGGTCTTTCTGGGTTGCAGGGGATGGCAGGGAAACCTATCGACCGAAACGCCTTGCTTGGTCAGTACTTCAATAGCCCAGAGTACCAGCAATTAGCAGAACAATCGCGTTACCAACAATTGGCCTCTGCTGAAGCGACGGGCGGATTAGGTTCGACGGCAAATGGTAATGCACTAGCCTCTATTGCACCGCAATTAGGCCAGAACTATCTGAACATGAAAACGGCCGAGCAACAAGACATGTATAACCAGTTGCTGGGGTTGGTTAACGTTGGTCTGTCGGGTGCAGGTGCTCAGTCTGCGGCAGCGGCTAACAATGCGAATGCTCTCGGTTCGTTGTACAGCCAACAAGGGGCAATAAATGCAGGTAGAAAAGCACTTCCTTGGCAGATCGCAGCGGGTGCCAGCAACAGCATCAATAACGGTGCATCGCAGGATATTAATCAGTTCGGAGGCATGGCCAGCAAAATGTTTGGCGGGATGATGGGGGGCATGTTCTGATGGTTCAGCCAATTAACTATTATGAATCTCTCATGCCTGATTTGGCAGGTCAGGCGCTAAAGGAGACACAAAATAGGCTCGGTCAATCTCAGTTGACGGGGCTAAACCTGCAAAACCAGCAAATGCAGCAGCAGATGAGCGAGCAGCAAGCATTTAAACAGGCGTTACCCGGTGCTATTAATGATCCTCAAAAGTTGCGAGAACTGGCAGTAAAATACCCCTCTCAGCTACAAAATATTCAGGCTCAGTTGGGATTCAGGAGCGAACAAGATGTTGCAGCATTAGATAGTACGGTAAACCAATTGCAGTTAGCGATATCGACAGGTGATCCGCGCAATGTAGCGGCGGCATTGGTGCAGAATGCTGAGGTTATTCAATCTAAAGGTACTACACCTCAGCAACTCATGAGTATGTACGCGAACAATCCTGAGCAATTCAATGAGGTTCTTTTTACCGTTAAGCTGGGGACATTGAGTGCGAAAGACCAGCTTGCAGTGCTGGACAAGAAAGAAGGCCGGGAAATTGATCGCGGAAAATTGTCTGAGAGCATCCGCAGTAATCAGGCTTCTGAGTCGCTACAGGCGAGAGGTCAGGATATCCAAGTTCGTGGGCAGGATATTAGTCGAGCTAATGCTCTTACTTCTGCCTATGCCCCCACATCAGCAATGCAGAACTACCAACAGTATGCAAACATGCTAAAAGCCGATCCCGAAGGGGCTAAAACATTTGCTCAGGCAGCTGGAATAAATCCATCTGAGAAGAAGTTATTTAAAGTGGAAACTATGCCGGATGGTTCGGTAATGAAATATTATTCAAACGGAGAAGAGGAAAAAGGGAAAATTACCGATCCGATTAAAGACGCTAATATGCGTAAGCCACTATCCGTGCGGGAGGCTGATGGCATATTACAGAAAGCCAGCGAGGGTTCTAAATCAGCGGCTGGTTATGCTATGCGCATTGAGGATGGCTTATCTGGAATGAAGGAGCTGATTAATTCCAGTCAGATATCGCCACAACGAGCTGCGTTTATCTCTTCTCGTCTTGGTGATGGAATGATTGCAAATACTGCATTAAGCCCATCAGAGCAAGCATACTTGCTTCATGCCAGAGATACAGTTAATGCCATCTTGCGCAAAGATACCGGAGCGGCCATAACCGATGCGGAGACGAAAGAATATGGTAGGTTATATCTTCCTCAGCCCGGAGAAAGTAACAAAGCTCTAGATGTGAAGAACAAAAAGCTGGAAGCTAGATTCAAAACATTTCGCGGTGAATCTGGGTTGGCTTATGAAGCCATGAAGGTATCTTCAAAAGCGTATGATACTCAGGAGCAGACTGGCAAAGGCAAAGAAGCGGCGCAACAATCATCTTCATCTGGCGGGGTTAGTGAGGGAGCAACAGCAACCAATCCCCAGACTGGAAAAAAAATCATATTTAGAGGTGGGCAATGGCAACCAATGTAGCGTTACCTGATGGATTTGTTTTGGATAGCGACAATTCAGTAAATTCAGTTCCCTCACTTCCTGATGGTTTTGTTCTTGATAGCCAGCAACAAGCGCCACAGCAATCCGAACGCGGATTTTTCGGTGATGTTGCTGCCGGACTTGCTGAAACAGGGAAATCACTAGCTCAGGCGGGGGTAAATGTTGCAAATATTATCCCTGATGTTGGTGATGCGGTTGTGAGTGCTGGTGCTTGGGCGGGTGAAAAGATCGGCTTAGGTGACGGAACATACACGCCCGCTACACGATTCGAATTACCCGACAATCTCAAGCCAACAACAACCGAGGGTAAGGTGCTTTCACAGGCTCTGCCATTCTTGGCAAACCCCGCGGGGACTGCATCTCGTGGCGCGGCATTAACCGAAAAGGCCGCCCGGCTTGCTGCTGAGAACGCAGTCGGTGTGCTGGCTGAAAATGCAGGAAAAGGCGAAAACGGGAACCTAGCAACAGATTTAATGACGGCCACGGCACTAAGCGCCGCCACGAAGGGATTGTTTAACTTAGCCGGGGCTGGATATAGAGGCATCAAAGGAGCGATGACACCAGAAGCTCAACAAGCGGTACAATTTGCCGAGCGCAACAATGTTCCATTGATGACTACTGATGTTGTCCAGCCAGCGACATTTGCAGGGCGCTCTGCTCAGGCGCTGGGTGAAAAGATTCCTATAACCGGTACGGGAGCGCCAAGAAGAGCACAGCAACAAGCCAGAGAGGGGCTGGTTAGGGATTATTCTCAACGCTATGGAGAACCTAATGCTGAGGAGGTAATCAATAGCCTGACTCGAAAATCTGGTTCTGGTGGATATATTCGAGAAGCAGCCGGTAACAGATTAAGTAACATATCTCGCGATATGTCCCCTATCGGAAATATACAAACAAACAGAACGCTAACAGCCATTGATAGCGAAATAGCGCATTTGGGTAGACTGGGCGAAGTATCAGATCAGGCAACCATAGCGCAATTACAGCGCTATAGGAATGAAATAGCGAATGGAGCAAATTTTCAGCATCTCAGAGATCTGAGAACTCAGTTTAGGCAGGATGTTAGAGGTGAGCGTGTTGTTTGGCCTTCTCAGTCCGAGGCATCGGTTAATAGAGCATATAGAGCTATGACCGAAGATATTGATGCATCGGTAAGGGGAAATCTAGGTAATGAAGCTGCACGCAGATATCAGCAAGCCAATGAAATATACGCGAGAGAGGCTGTCAGCGTAAATAACACGCGCCTTAAAAACGTATTGCAGAAAGGAGAATTAACGCCAGAGATGGTTAATAATTTACTTTTCAGCAATAAACGCAGTGAAGTTGCTAGGCTGTATCGCTCACTGGATGAGCAAGGGAGGCGATCAGCAAGGGCTGCGATAATTGGTAAGGCGTTCGAATCATCCGGTGGAAGTCCTGATAAATTCCTAAATGCAGTCAACCGACTTGGAAACCAGACAGGTATATTCTTTCGAGGTCAAGAACGGCAATATCTTAACGGGTTAACACAGTATTTAGATTCCACAAGAAGAGCCTCAAGAGCGGGGGCAGTAACGCCCACAGGACAAGAGTTGCTGCAAGTTGGAATACCCGCAGGTGTGGCTACTGATTTTCTTGGAACGGGTGGTATGGGGACAGCGGCTTTTGGGTCTTATGGGGCATTGGCCAGAGTTTATGAAAATCCTCGCGTCAGGAACTTTATGTTGCGACTGGCTAACACGCGAAGAGGCAGTACCGCCGCCGATGCAATAATAGAGCGAACTCAATCACTGGTTAATTCTATTTTGCAAGGTGAAAGAGCTGAACTGATCAATAAGAATTAACTAATGCCGCTTAACCGCGGCTTTTTTACATCCACATTTCAATCAATACAGTTTCCCCTGCTGGGACTTCGCACGCTTGGAGTAACATAAATGTCAGAAATAATACCTAATGTTGTCGTCTCAATGCCATCACAGTTATTTACTATGGCACGTTCATTCAAGGCGTGTTCTAACGGCATGATATACATTGGCAAAATAGATACTGATCCAACTATTCCTGAGAACAGGATTCAGGTTTATGTGGAGCGTGAGAACGGTGATTTAATTCCTGCCTCACAGCCTATCATTATCAATGCTGCTGGCTATCCTGTTTATGTGGGTCAGATTGCTAAGTTCGTGACCGTTGAAGGGCATTCTATGGCTGTTTATGATAGCTATGGAACTCAGCAGTTCTATTTTCCTAATATATTGAAATATGAGCCAGATAGATTCGAGCAGAGATTAAAAGAGCCGGGTGGAGCATCAATAATAGGTGAGTCTTCTGGAGGGTCAATTCAGAATGCATTAGATGCTCCATGTATTTATGTTTATAAGTACATCGATGGAATGGAGATAGACCATACCGATATATTACAAAAATTACAAAATAAATCAGAGAAAGAACGAAAACCATTGAATTTCGTTAACGTCAGAAGATTAATTATAGACAAAAATATTTACTATCAAAAATATTTAGTGTGGTACTCAACTTCATATAGTGACACATCATTGTATTTCACAAATACGAATAGAGATCAAGTAAATGGAAAATTCATTTATAAGATAAATGAAGGGGATTCTATTGATTGCTTTATTGTAAAGTCAATTCATTTTGATTTTGGCAATAAAAAAGGCGGTTTGATTCCAATACCAGAGCTAATTCAGGGTATTACGGTAATATCTAGAGGTGATGGTGTAATTGATAAAGATATTTATGCAATAGATTGCCGATTTACTAACCCTAGAGGTGACTGCCTTAGAGTTCAAACATGGGATGGGGCAAAAGCTAAAAATGCCAATATGATAAACTGCATTGGGGATGTTAATTCACTGAATACAGCATCATGGCGAGCAAATATGTTTAGGACATTCAATGGGGAAGAACACGCCCCCGGCAGTTATGGGGTTTATACAATATCAGATGTTTCAATGATTGGCGGCAGTTGTCGTGGCTTCAGATCAATGTCAGATTTTAAAAGAGGGACTGAGTTTATATTTATAGAAGGAACATATACAGAAGACATCAGTGATTGTCATCACAGTGTGGATGGTGTCAGAGAATTTACATTCGGTTCTGGCAATAGAGGTAGAGCTACTAGTGCAAATAACCAAATGGTGAAAAACTATCTAGAAGTTCAAGGAATTAATGTGGATATAGATGGAGGGTCTCTTTTGATTGATGATGACGCAACATTGAATATGACTGGTGGTTTTTTTATTACTCAATACGCATACCCTGTAGAAGAGAGAGCAAACCCCGGAATAGGGCATCCATCTGTGAATGTGAAAATTAAGGGCGGCACATTTAATAAAATCGGAAATCACGCTGTTAGGTTGATTAATAGCATCAATTGTTCTGTTGAAAATGTCACTGGTAAAAATATTTTACATGAAATTGTTGCATTCGAGTATATTGATGGGAGACATGATAATAATGGCAATAAAATAATCCCATACGGAAACTATTGTGATCGTATAAAGGCAATCGGTTCTAGAAGTTGTATTCTGTTACAATATGCAGGGGTTTATGTTGGTAGGAATATTTCCAATAACTATGGTGAATACTCTGTTTATAATTATCAAAATGGATTTTTTAGAGCTGCATTTACGCATAATGAGATAAATGATAATCCATATTTATTGGACTATTCAGGGAAATCGAAGCCATTGTTTTGGCATTCTGGAATTGATAATGAGGCGATATATTCTCAATTAAATGAAACACCACTAGGTTATCCATCAGCAATATCACTGGAAGATGATGTAACAACATTCTTAAAGGTGAGAAATTACTCTAAGCGCATTCCCATAAAAAATGGCGGTATTATATATTTCAAAACATGCCAAAAATCGATAAGTGGAACGCCACAGTCAGCTATAATTATTAGATTATATGACGTTTTAAATAATATTCTTAAAATTGATTTTATTGGAATAACATTAACTTCTACATGGAGCGATTACTATAGATCCTACACGGTCGATACAGATAGTGCCAGTTATTGCGAAATAGCTATAACCCCTGGGAGTTATGATAACTCGCCATCAAAAATAGGTAAAATAGGAATTGCAGTATTAAATGTATCAAGAACGATAATAGGGTGAGTGCAATAGAATCCCTTTATGGAGTTTTATTTATTATTAACTAAAAACCACTTCCTGTGGGCGTGGTCAGCAACAGATTTTGGCTCTGACTTGCTGACCTCTGGGTTTGAAGGTGACAGTCTTGGCAAGGACTTGTGTTTAGGCTTTTGGTGCGCCCCTTTGGGGCTAAATCAATGCTACCTTTGATGAAGGGGGATTCTTACTAGGCTCATTAATTTATTTTTTATTAGAACAATAGCTATCGGGCCAAATAATCCAGCAATCATATAAATAGGAAATCCATAATACGGTCTAAAATGGTCTATTGCAGTTATTTTGTCCATGCTTAGGTTATTTGTGATTGACAATATTACATCAACAATAACTAGAAAAAATAAATGATATGACATTATTTCTCTAGATTCACGACCCAAGATTGATAAAAATTTCATGTCATTATCTTTAGATAATAATGATGAAATGTAGGAAATTATTATAATCCCAAGAAGCGCCGAGATTGTTGATATAACGAATCCTGATTTATATGAACTCCAGACCATTATTGTTGGGTGTAAAACGCCGCTATCTTTCATGACATACAGAAGCATTATTGATACAATCATAATATAGATATTATTTATCTTAACTAAAACATCTTTAGATAAGTAACCAAAAATCATAAACATACTGCCGAATAGAGTTTGAGTTAATATATTTAAATATGAGTATCTTGTGGCTAAAAATATTTCTGCTATGTTATTTACAGCAACAATTCCATATAAAATTGAGATGGCAAGCAAGATCATTTTTTTCTTTAATATAATTATTGTTATAATGGTTAATACATATGCGGTCATATATGCAACCAAGAACCAACCAACTCTGAATAAGCTATTATTATAAAATCCATTTTTATACGTGACTATGATTGTTTCTATAGGGTTATTTATGAATGGAAATCCAAATTTAACCCCAGTGAATTTAAATAAAATCAATGCAAGTATTCCAATAATCACATAAGTATATGCAATATATATTGAAATATTAAATATTTTTTTTAGTGTTTTTTTAACAGTCTCACTCCTTTCATTTTTTATGGTTAGACCTGCTATCATAAAAAATAATGGCATATGGAAATAATATGGGTTCATTATTGAAAAGAACGCACTGTTATAATGACCAGCAACAACAAAAATTATTCCGATTGCTTTCATGTAATCTATATATAAATTTCTATTCAT